CTTTCAAGAACACTGATTCGCCCTCGCCAGTAACCGAGGGTATAGATACCTGCTTCATTAAGGTCTTCTTTCATAGCTTCTAATTTCTCTTCTGCTTCTGTAGCTTTCTGAAGTTGTTGTTTAATTTTTTCTATTGTCATAATAGCTTGCCCCTTATTCTTTTTTAGTTACTATAAACGTATCTTCTTTTTCTTCTATGATATTATAATTACTGTAAACTTCTTTAAAAGGAATGTTCTCATCTATCTTTACTTCATAGCGAGTTTCTACATATTCAGCTGGACACTTATAGTTAATAAATATTAGTGAAATAAAACTTAAAAAGCCACCTACCAAAATCAGAATTAAACTTTTAACTGAACATCTGGTAAGCATTAAAGTTTTTTCCTGATCAGAGCTTTTCTTATAAGTGTATATCCAGCTAAACATATAAATTGCAGTAGCTACAAACAACGGAATAAGACCAACAAGAAACTGCCACCCTGCCAGCTGATAAACTTCTATAGTATCTAAAATAGTTATACCATTCATTATTAAGCCCTCTTTCTTTTAATTGTTTTTATCTTTCTCTACGACAATAAAAGTACCTTCATTTTCGTTCTTAGACTTTATTTCATACTTGTCATAAACTTCATTGAAATCTGCCGAGGAATCTATCTTAACTTCATACTGTGTTTCTATTAACTCAGCTGGACATTGTTTATCAGCATAAAACATAGAACCTATTGTTATAGTAGCTCCTAGTACTACTATTATAGTAGAAATTTTAGTTGAAAATGGAGCCAGCTCCCAAGATTTATACATTATAGTAAAGCTGACTATAGCTGAAACAATAAATGGAATAAAACAAAGAAGCAGTTGCCAATCAGCTATATCATAAATTTTAATTACATCGATAATAGTTACACCTGTCATTTTAACATACCCTCTTTTTATAATATGAATTCTTCTACTATAGTAGGATTCTTCTCAGCCTTATATGCTACACAAGCTTGTTTAGCACTTTGAACATCTGAATAGCCTTCAGGCAATCCTATATCTTTCCACCTAGTGTCCCACAATTTGCCAGTCCAGATGTCTTCACCAACCTGTGCTTTGAAATTGTCGAGATATTCTATAATTCTAAATTTCATAATATAACCTCCAGTTTTACTAGTCAGCTTTGACTCTTATTTGAAACTCTCTAAAAGTATCTTCAACTTTTTTCTGTTCAACCTTTTTCCAGGTGATACAAATTATATTAGAAAGAATATACATATCCCCTAATTCATCTTTTATGTAGCCGTCTTCTTTTACATCTAACATAAGGTAGTCAGGAACAGGGGTTCTTACCTTTTGAACAATAACCCAGTCAGAAGTTTTGCCTTCATGAATTTTATTATCTATTGTAATAAAGACGGGTTTATATCGGCATAAAGTAACCTTTTCTTTTTTAAATAAGTTTTCAAACATAATTAAAGCCTCCACTAATTTTTATTTTATTATACGATAGCCTTTAAACTAAATTTTAGTAAAAAAAGAAAAGAGCTTAAAGAAAATCTTTAAGCTCTTTAAATTATTTATTAATCCCATAAATTTTTATACAGTTTAAATTCATCAATAGTTGACAAAGTTTCGCACAATTTTTTATCTTTAATATAACCTTGTACTAAAAGATTTGTTAAGACCTCATCCCAGCCACCATACCAAGTAGTATCTAAAAGTACTTGTTTAGACATTTCATCTTCTATGTGTACAATAAAACATTTTTTATCAGGTAAATACCTAATGTGAAGTACTTGTCTATGATAACCAAAAGCGAGACGTGCAAGTAACTCTTGAGCTTCCAGCTCTACAACACTGCAACCGAATATAGTTTTTAAATGATTAACTAGTTTTTTAAAGTTTTCTGTAAAGTCTTCATTAATTGTTACTGAATTATTAGTTAATTTCCATTCTTGTAATTTTGCATTAAAAATTGTACAGGCTTCCCAAGGTATAATTCCGTGATATTCCCAAGTTGAGTTTTCCTCATCGGGCTCGAGAATAACATTTTTATCAACTTCAAATTTAGATGCATCTAACTTAGTAGTATCTATTTCAAGAATAATAATATTTTCTAGATAAGCGTCTGGGTCATCTCTTTCATCTACCCACTCAGATTCTTCAGCATAACTTTCTGCTACCCAAGGGTCATTAGCTAGGTAAACTACTCCTCTAACAGAGTCCGTCCACATTTTTCTTTTTGTATTACCTAAACCCTTTTGTTGTATAGACTTTAAAAACTGTTTGTAAGTAGCGTGATATAATTTTTCCGGTATCATTTTTGCTTTCCTTTCAATAGGCTATTTATATAATTTAGCAAAATAAAAAGAACTTAGATAGTCTATCTAAGTTCTTTAAAAGTTAATCCCAATATGAATTTATATCTTTATAGTTTGGATAATGCTCCTTCATAAACTCTTCTAACTGTTTTAACAAAGAGTTTTTAATATTACTATCTACTAAAACATTACCGGTAGCTGGTGTACATTCCGTACAAAAGATAATTTCTTCCTGATCTTTAATAGTTCCTTGAAAGTCAGAAGCTGACCATATTTCATAATCAGAATCTGCAGGAGCAGTGTGACTTACATCTAAATGAAATCTTGTACTAAAGTTAGTAAAAGCATCTCTATCATAGAAAGCTGCTTTATAAAAGAAATCAGCTCTGAGTCTACCTTTATCATCAAACAAATTATTCCACATACTGTGGTCCGTCGCTTTAATTTCCCAGCCTTCTGGAAGTTTTACGTTCCAGAATAAATCATCATATTCATCGATAATAACAATACCCATTTTTTCATATTGCTGTCTTGTATAATTAATGTTATTCTGAGTAACTATTTCTCTACGTTCTTCGTATTCCATAGAGTCTTTTACACCATTCCATCGGATGTCATCAGGTACAGAATGGTCATTTACTTTTTTAGGAAGTCGCTGATTTCTTATAACAGCCTGTTGACCTCTTTTTTCCTGCATCTCAATAGCTTTAGAAGGGCTCTTACCTTCTGACGCAAATAAATAACCTTCTAAAAAAGTAATCATATTATCATCATAATTAGACATATTTTAACCTCCCGTTTAATAAGAAATATCTGTAATCTCACCACTTAAAGCTAAACAGTATGCTGAAAAAATAGCACATTTATCTTTTTTATCGCATTTTATAATAATATAACTATCACCAAAACTGTCTTTAAATTTTGTTCGAACAATCTTAAAATCATACTTTTGTTGTAGTTTTAAGAGTGTTGCTAATAAGACTGAATCACGTATTTCAGTCCAAGAACCAAAGTCTTTATAATGATATGTTTTTCTAAAGGTTAACATGTATTTATGTTTACATTTAAACATTTTTAATTCACACCTTCTTTAAATACAACCGTGACGTCCTGTAAAAATGTCACCTTCAAAAGGTTCTACTTTAATAAACTCATGGATACAGGTTTCACTGTCTATTGCATTAATAAATTTGTTAAGTTTTTCTTTAGCCTCATCAAAGCCGTGAGCAAATACAAGGGCCACATCTTCTTCATAGCTAACACCAGTATCTACTTCAAAAGTAATTTTATAAAACATTTTACTACCTCCATAAGATATTAGTTTTTGGTTATTTCGAGAAGTTTTTTAAGAGCTTCATCAGTAACAAACCTATCATAGTAAACTGAGTTAGGATTTCCTGTAAAAACTTTAATCCAACCTTTTTCTAAAAGAAACTCATCAGGTGCATTAATCTTATTCTCAACTAAATTACTTTTTGAGTACTCAGCTGGATAATGAAGTCTGACTAAATCACTTGCTATTGCAGCATGCTCCATATAAGAACATAGATAAGTATTTCCTAAGTTGTCTATCCAGCCATAATTAAACTTAGGGTTATTAATCTTAACTTTAAATATATCATAGTGAGAAGACAGTGTAGGCCAAGTATCAGCTTCAATTATGCCAATGCATTCTTCCTTAATGATAGTATGATAGCCTCCACATTTATTCATACAGATAGGCATAGTATCTTCTACCCCATATTTATCAATTGCCATCTTGACATACCAATAAGACATTGCTTCATCAAGGTCATCAATGTATTCCCAAGCTTCAATATCTCCCCAAGGTTTCTTATAAATACAGTATTTTTTGCTCATATTAAATCCTCCAAAAACTTATTTATATTTTAATTATACAGTACAACTTTCCTTGAATTTACATTTTAATAAAAAAAAGATGTGCTTAAGCACATCTTAAAAATATATTTTATTAGAGGGATTTCGCTCTATCACAAGGAAAATATGGTCATCCCGTCTTTCAAGTATAATAAATTTATCATAGACTTCATTAAATAAAGCAGTATCATCAATTTCAATTTCATATTGAACTTCAGTAATCTCTGCTTTACTATCATTATCTTTTCGGAAAAGAATAGTTCTAAGAATAGTAACGCCATTTATTCTCAGCATTTTTAAGTAACCTCCATTTTTAAACTTAGACAAATTAACAAACGCTAATTTTAACAGAATTTTCAATTCTAAGCACGGTAGTACCGAAAAAATCATTTTCGTATTTAACTATACTATCAGCATACTGAGGGAATTTTTTTAAAATTAAACCAATAGAAAAATCTTCTTCAAGAAATTTTCCTACAGTATCCTCATTATTTTGTAATACAAAAATAGAATATCCTTGGAAGTTACTACCACAATCTTGATGAATCTGTCTTAAAGACTTACCGATAGGGTTATAAAGAAACATAAAATATACCTCCTAATCTATTACATATTTTTATAGATCTCTTTTAGCGTTTCTGTCAAATATTCATATTCAAGACTATCTTCTTTTAAAGTTTCTCTAAAGTTATAGATTACATCATAAGCTTTTTTATAAGGCTTTATTGCTTTTTTATGTCGTTTTTCAACTTCATCTTGAATTCCTTTAAGAGGTTCTCCACAGTGAGGACAGAAATAAGAAGGAAATGAAGTAAGTTCTTTTTTACACTTACCACAAGAATAAATATAAACAGTTTTAATACTGTACTGACCGCCACATCTTGGATCCTCATCATAATTTCGTACTTGTTTAGTATCTTTGATAATTTTTGCCATAAGTATTTTACCTCCCGAAAGTATTATTTTTGATAATCTTGTATTCCCCAGCCAAAAAGTTTTTTCCAAAGCCACTTAGAAAATCTAGAAAACTTCTTTTTTGATGTGATAGTTATATCACCTAAATTAATAATTGACTTAATTTCCTGACAATCTATAGACGTTCTTTGAACACAAACATACTTTATTATCTGATTTGTTTGTTGTATATCCGCAGAGAGATTTTTAAATTGTTCATCAATTTGTTTAAAATTATTATCAAGTTCTTTCCGGTTCTGCCTTTTTTCAAGGTCAAGAAGAATTTTATCTTTTTCGTAGGTATTTTTAAATTCGCCAAAAGCATCTTTAAATACTACTTTACTTGAAATAGAATTCATTTTAATAACCTCCTCACTTTAAGATTTCTTTTGCAGTGTAATATTCAGTATAATCAGTATTAAAGCTATTTACTTCTGCTTTACCGACACCGATTAATTCTACGCTAGGGTCAGTTTCTTGTAGTTGATCAAATCCTTTAACAGCAGATTCAAAAGTACTAAAATAAAACTTGCGTTCAAAAGTGAAAATATTACCTTTTAATTCAACTTCTAAAACAAAAATATATTCCATAGCGTTATCCTTTAAGTTTTATTTTATAATACAGTGTGACTTTAGATAAAATAAAAGCGAACTTGTAAATATTTACAAGTTCGCTTTTAAATCATTCTTGACTATTCTCTTGTTCGCCCTCTAAATTTTTATTTAATTGCAAAAGATTTTCAATCTCAGCTTCTTTTTGACGAATTTGTATACGATAGTTCTCAGACTCAGCATAAAGTTCTTCCCAGGAATAAGGAAGTTCTTTCTTTAATCTTTCATACTGAGTATTTTTAATTGTTTTATAATCAATGCTTGCAAGCTCAGCTTTAAGCTGAATAATTTCAGTAGAGAGTTTATTAATTAAAACATTATTACTACCTTTTTTAAGCTTATTGATTATATCTATTGCTGATATTTCTGCCATAATAATCGGACTCCTTTAATTTATTTACTAAATAATTTAGCAATTAAATTTAAAATATTAAAGCTGATTTATTATTAATAGCTGTATAATAGTCAATTAATAATTTATTTCTTATTTCATCTTTAAACTCAGGTTTTACAAAATACAATACATAATTTTCTATCGTATTTATTATACTAATATCTTCACCACTTCTACCGCTTATTTTAAATTTATTAAAACCGAGGGGTAAGTATTTTTCTCTTATATCATCTATTGTAATATAATAACCTCTATTAGATACGTGTGTATAATAATAAGTAGGTCTATCGGTTCTTGAAGGACAGCTTAAACAGATATTATGAGCACTCAAGTCAAGCATATTAAGTTTTGAAGTAATTAATTGATGGTTGTTTCGTTGTGGACAGTTCTCTATACAACCTTCTTCTGAACACAAAATTTCAATATTTTCGGGGTGCTTTAACTGTGAAAGTTTTTCAAAGTCATTATTAAAAGTATAAGATAAAACTAATAAATTATTTTCAGATAATTTATTTATAGTATCTATGTCACTTATTTCCTTAGTTGTACTCCATACGCAATAAAGATTAGGATAATTTTCTTTTATATAATTAAAGAGTTCAGGTGAATTTACCGTACAGCCATTTTGAATTTCAGTATCCAGCTCTGAAGTTATCTTTAAAATAGCATTACCTGTTATATCACCCAAATGTGTTTTATCTATACACATATTGTTGAAAGTGTGTCTAATAGATACTCCTAACATATTAAAATTCATCATACTAGCAAACATGCTTCCTGCAGGTACATACTTTTCATGAGGTCTTCCTCCTGCCCAAGGTGCAGCAAAAGAATCAAATACAGAATCTATTACAATATCATTATAAAATTTATTACGCTCTTTATTAAATAGATTAAGAAAAATTAAATTTAGTTCATAGTTTTTGTTAAAACCTGGAATTGAAAATAAAATTTTATTATCAGTCATTAGCCTTTCTCCTTGTTTTAATTAACCTTTATTTATGAATACTTCTGGTACTGGTACAGAGTAATTAAAAGAAACCTTAAAGTAGCCATCTGGCGGTACAGTTAAAGGTGTCTCTAAAACTTTTCTATAAATAAGTAATTCATTACACATTAATACACCGATTTCGTTAACTGTTTGAGTCGTGCCAGAGCTATTAAAAAAACTCACGGTGATCGTATTACTAATATGTTTATTCTCAGGATGATAGGCAAAAGAGCCGTTAGCATCTATATTACTATTAGCTAGAAAAGTATTGCAAGTAAAAGTTGAAATTTTATAATCATCATAAGTTTCAGGCGTATTATCAGTACCAACAACTAAGCTGCAACGTCCACAGCTTACTGTAGTAGCAGTTCTCCAATCCCTAAAAGGACTTATTGTACTTACTGGAGAACCACCATTATAACTGTAGGCGTGAGAAGTATAGCTATAAACGAGTTCACCATTTGTCTTTTTTAAAAACCAAGGTTTAAAGTCAAAAGTGCTTTCAAATTTATACAAGTCAGTATCAAGTCCCATACTAAGCATACGTAACATATCATAATTTCTAGTAAAACCCATTTAATTATCCTCCTCTGCTATCGGTAGCAAATTTTGTGAGATAGGCACTGTATAAGAAAAGCTTACTTTAAAGTAACCATTAGCAGGCACTGTCAGTGCTCGTGGTAGTACCTTACGATAAATAAGCAGATTACCATTATAAACTATACCTAATTCTCGTACATTTTGAGTGGTACCTGAAGTATTTAATAATAATAAAGTTATGGTATTATTTATACCAGTTTTGTCTTCTGTCAAAATATATGATGAAGTTTCATATTTATATATTTGTGTATTAAATGTATTTATTTTATAGTCATCTACAGACTCTGCTGTATCATTGGTGCCCACTTGTATAGCGTTTCTGCTCCAAGTATGACCACTACTATTACGCCATGCTCTGAATGGGCTCCAAGCATCAATATAGTTAAAACTACCACTAAGATAGCTAAAAGAGTTGGCGTAGCCCGATGCAGTATATTGGAGAGTACCATCAGTTTTTCGTAAACTACATTCACTTAAATCCCAGTTTTGATTTTGGGTCAGTGCCTTTAAATCAATATTTAGACCCATATCCATCATTCTTAGAATATAGTAATTTTTAGTAAAACCCACTTATATAACCTCCTTTTTAGTCAACTGTATTTTAACTTCTGGAGTAACTATATTGCCTTCGAAGTTTTCTTCAAGTGCTATAACTTCAGCAGTTATGCTACATCCCAAATCTTCTGAAGTTATAGTATAAGTTTTTGATGTAGCATTAACAATTTCTTCACCATTTCGATACCACTTAAAGCCTAGTTTAAAATCTAATGGTATAGTATTTGATGCATCTACTTTTATCTCTGATAAATCTATTTCAAGAATATCACCCATAGTAGGTTCTCCTCTATTATTAGATATAATTTTAGCAGTACCAACCATTAATAAGCAATAAGAAATAGAAATCTTTGCTATTTCATCAATATTTGGAATATCTGTTGTTATTAGACTCATATTAGTTAACATCTCCTTCAATTATTAATACATTAAAAGATTCTAAATTTTGTTCTTCACAATTACCATAGCCTTTAAGCTTACATTTTATTGTAGTATTTAAGTCTTCTGTAGCTATCGTATATTCATTATCTGTTTGACCTTCAATAGTTTTGTAATTGAAAGAGTCATATCCTATAGTAAAGTTAGAAGACCCTGCATTGTAAAAATAAGTATTTGATATATTGTCAAATAAGCATGGCTCATTTACATGACCGGCCTCAGTCGACAGCGCAGGTAAAAAATCTGCCACTAACTCTTCTGAGTCATTCCAAATTTTAAAAGAAAATAGCTGCATGGGAATAAAGTATTCTACTGCTCCATTAGTATTTGTGCCAAATATAGTTAAAGGAACCGTGCAGGTAAAGTTGTTTAAGGGCCTTGCAATATCTCTGTAGTTATTTTCGTCTTGTAGCTCTAGGTAACCTTTGTGCAAAGTAACTTTAGTAATTGTTCTATAAAACTGTGGCATATTGTATATAACAGTTTCACCATTATTATAGGACAACGTTTTAGCTGTCATTGAACCATTATGCTTTTGAAAGTAAGCAAAACAGTTACTTGTACTCGATGTTCTACTACCAAAAGGTATTTCATAATTATTTTTAGTATTAGTATGTTTAAAGACCATTTCAATTTTGTAGTCTTGATTAGGTACTATGTTGGTATTTATGTAGGCACCATTGCCAGTAGACTCTAAATACATTTGAGGTTCAGAACCTCTTAGCCATTTATACTCAAATTGTGCTTGAGGATATTCTATATTAGTAAATGGAATTATAGTATCAGCCACATTTACCTGTGAGCTATTATTATAGTCTTCACCGTATATAAAAGTTCCACTGCCGGCATTATAAAGATAATTTGAATTTACTGTATCAAAAAGACAGACTTCATTTTCATGACCTTCTTCTTGTGATATTGCTGGCACATAGTTTGCAATTAGCTCATCTTCTGCATTATAAATTTTACAGCTGTATAATTTTGCAGTAGCAGGATAGTAATAGACACTACTATCATGATTTCGCGCGAATAAAAAAGAAGTCAGTATCTGGTCACTGGTAGTAGTACCTATCGCAGTTGTCCTAGCTAAACAGTCTGTTTGATTGTAAGTAAAGCCCAATCCGGTGTAAAAAGCACTTGAATAGATACCAGCTTCGAAGTTACTAGTACCGAAAATCCAGCGGTCATTTGTAGTATTTAGATATTTAAAATCAAGCTCTACTTTATAGCCTGTTAAAAGAGTTAAGCCAGTATCAAAGTACTGCGTACCAGATGACTGAATATAAGGTATAGGCTTAGTTTTATTATAAAGTTTAGTAGTGGCATCTGGAAATAAATATTGGATAGACCCATTAATGTCTGTGATTTCATCAAGAGGCTGTAGTTCTACAACCTCGTTCTGAATCTCTGCAGGTAATCCAGTAGTTTCTCGGACGTCTACTATTAGTTTATGATATCCTTTTAAATTATCATTACTTGCAGTATAAATCCCATTCTGAGTAATTACTTTTTGGTCAAAATTCATTCTGTATCATCTCCTATTTTTAGCACTGCAGTACATTTACCATACAAATTACCTATACCAGTTAAAACACACTTTATGTTTTTATCATCTTCTTGAACAATATAAGTATTATTATCTTCACCTTCAAGTTTACCGTGTGCGTCTATTTCAGCCTTATCAAATAGGGCTTTACCTAGTATTACTGCATTTGCACCATTTATAGATATTTTAACACGATTTAATCCAGAAGAATCGGTACGATTACCACTCATCCAATAATTTAGAGAGCTAACATACCAAGTAACCCCATTATGAACAAAGGTACCAGCAAAGCTGCCTCCACCGGTAAATTCCACTGCTTCTGGAATAGTTGAAACTAACACTGGTCCAGTATAACTTCCATGATAACCGTATCCAACCAATGCAGCACCTTCATTTAGTTTATAGTAGCTACGACCATTTATAGTACAGATAAGCCCTGTATTATCCATAAACATATTTGTAGGTGCAGTTTCTAGATTATTGTTATACCATTGATATAAGCAAGAGGAAGCATCAAAGTCTGTAGATGAAACAGTAACTGTACCACCGGCAGTTAGATAATGATTTTCTCCATATACAAATTCATCGGTACCTTGGTTGTAAAAGTAGGTTTGATTAATTGTATCAAAAAGACATGGCTTGTCTATAAAATCTTCTTCTTGAGAGAGCTTAGGTACAAAGTTGCTTACCTGCACATCGTCTTCATAAATCTCGAAACTACATAGTTTCATTATAGAATTTCGTGAAGCAGTACCTGCTTCATTACAAGCAAATAAATAAAGACTATTTGCGGTTTCTCTATTTAAAGTACTTGATTGACTACATATAACTGTCCCATCTAATGTTACATCAGAGGGCTTTACTATTATTTCATATTGAGTATCTTCTAACCAGTTTACAGTACCTTGGTAGTAACCACTATCTCGTCCGATAAAGAATGAGTTGCTTCCAGCTCCAGAGAAGTTTAAAGAAATATTTTCATTATTTGTGCTTATTCTACTACCAAATAAAAATCCTACTTCATTTAAGTCAGCTCGTTCTTTAAAAGAACAAACTATTTTAAACCAGCTATTAGCTTTGGGTTTATACCCAGTATCTATAAATTGAGTACCAGATGATTGCAGGTAGGGAACTGTAGTAATAGCTTTTTCGTCAGCATCTATTTGCGCGGTTAATGCTGAGATATCAGTACCGACTGTAATAAAATCAGACGTGCTAGAACCAAAACAAGCACCATCTTTTTTGCCCTCTACTAAGCAGCGTATTGTTTGTCTAGCCTGCTGAGTCATATAAGTAGTTTCAGTTTCATTCTCAAGATTATCAAAATAAGTATTATCAAAACCATAATCAAATTCACCACTACTTTGAATATAGCTATTATCTACTTTGTTTAAAAGACAAACTTCATTTGTATCTGTATTTAAGTAAGGTACTAAATCGTGAGTTAAGATGTCATTATTATAAACTTTAAAGTTATATAATTTATAATTACCATATCGTCCACCTGCAGTAAAAAGTTTTAAAGAAGTAACTATAGCAGGATTATGGGTGTTTGTATAAGGTTTAACTCGACCATTTATACTTAAAGTTTCTTTATTAAATTTAATATTATATATAGGACAATTATTAGTTTTGTAGCAGCCTATGGCAGTGTACTTGCTATTGCCATCGCCGATATTTAACATGTTATTAGCATATAAAGCCAGTAAGTTATCATAGCTCCAAGTATTAGTAGCGCCAAATAACGGTTTATCATTGCCTACTACGTCACTAAAAGTAATTTCGTAAGTACATGAATTTAAAGGCATTATTTCAAGGTCAAAAAAACTATTACCATCTAGTGGTCTAACATAAGGTTTTCCTCTTTGCCATTGAATATCACATTGGTCTAGTTGTATATTATCTGATTCAACTGTTAATATTTGAGATGTCTGAGTTGTGTCTCCAGTGATTGTTAAAGGAGACTCATTTATAGTAGAAACATTTTCAGCATTATTAACAATAGCCTGAGTAGAAGTAATATCTATTTCACTATTAGTTCCATTAAATACATTGCATAATAAAACTTTATCATTTTCTGCTATTTGATATTGCTTATTATTAGTATTCTCTATTTCTGAAATATGTGCAGCTGTAGTTTCAAAAATAAAAGAATCTGTACCAGCATTATAATAATAGGTATTATTAACCTCATCAAATAAGCAGGGTTCATTTTCATGTGTTTCTTCTGTTGAAACCTTAGGAATAAAGCTTCTAACTAATTGGTCAGAAGACCATATACGACAAGAAATAAGAGAGGTATTAGATGGACTATTCACAGAATTTTGTTGGTTTACTGCAAATAGATATATCGGATAATTATTCGACCAAACGCTTGGAGTACCGTAGATCGTGTCACTATTTCCAAAGCAATCTGATATTGTCAAAGCATTTGTACGAGCGTCGTATTTTACCTTACAATAAGTTTGCCAATACTTATTAGGAAAAGTGTCACTATACTCGGTATTTCCTATTTGAACTAGCTTAGTATTTTTATCATTATTTTTAGTGTGAAATAGTGTTAAACCCTGTGAGCTTGAGCTGTGTCTTGAACCCAGTATAGCTTTGTAAGCATCTATGATGGTAGTTGTAAAATACTCAACTTCATAGGATATGTAACTATCTGCAGTAACTCCTGTATTAATATACTGAGTGCCTGTAGAGGTTAGACAGTTAACCGGCTGACCATTAAACCAACGATAACTAAAATCAACATATTTATTATCATTTGTAACCTGAGCAGTTGCAATATTGTCAGAAGTAACTATACTTGCAGTAGAGTTAGGGAAAATATATTTTAGATTTTCAGAAATACTTGTTAGTTCTTCTGGGGTAGCTAATTCACCAGCATCTGTAGTGAGGTCAAGAGGTAGACCAGAAGATCTAGGCTCCACCTCTACAAAGACTTTTTTATAACCTATTGCCTCATCATCTAAAACAGCACTATATTCGCCATTCTTGGTAATACGTTTATTTATACAATTGATTTTACTATTTTTAGCAGCCATTCCTATAATAAAACCATTTTGAAAGTCTTTACTATTCATCTATTTCGTTCTCACTTTCTTGTGTTTTTTCTGTCTCATCTTTCTTTAAGCCCTGTTTGATGCTTTCAACAAAATTAAAGTACTCTTCAAATTCTTCTGGTTTTGTGTCTCTTTGTCTTAATATTGCAAGTTCATCATCAATAGAGTATTTTTCTCTGATTGCTGAAACAATCTGTTCTTTATACGGAACTACTTGTATAGCTTTAATTTCTGCAACTTCCTCAGGGGTCATCTCGTAGATGATTCCATTTATACATTTTTTCATTTTTTAATCCCCCAGACATAAAGAGTCGTACCTTTTACCATTCCAGCACCGTAGGCAGTAATAGAATTAATGCCATTTTTTAACTGGCGACTACTAAAGTAATCATGGTTCATAATTGAATACTGCATATTAGCGAATCCTATATCGGTATTATGTAAACTAACACTAATTTCAGTACTAAAACCACCATCATTTCTTGTACGCCAAGCGCTTTTTGCTGTCCACAGTTTGTTGCCTCTAGTATCTATTTCTACATAACCCCAGCCTTTTGTTACATTACTACTAGTAGTAATGCTAGCTGCACAAGCACGATCTTCAGACCTATAAAAAGTTTCTCCACAGTTGGGTGCAATTCCAATGTGACCCAAATCGTCTCTTACAGCGCCAAACATAAATTGCACTCGTACGGCTTTACAGCTATCAAATGAAGCATAGATAGAATTTACATTTTCAGTTGCAGTAACTTCAGCTACTTTTTCCCACTTTTCTCCTGTATCTAGATTTCCCTCGCCTAATAGGCTTTCTCCATTTATGGTTTTAATAGATTCTCCACTAATGAGAGTATCTTGTTTTGTTGCAAGTAATTCTTCAGAAATAACTTCAACAACTCCACCGCTTGCCATACCTAAAGCAAAGCCGTTTTGAAAGTCTATATTACTCATACGAACACCGCCTTATTCAACAACACTTGCAGAAGCAACGTAGTCGGCAGGTTTGTTAGGATTAGCAGATACTGTAGTTGTAAATGAGAGTATAAAGCTTGCATTTGCAGGAACTACAATATCATCATCAAACACTTGGCGATACAAAAGTGTTGATTTCGGAGAAGAACTGGTACTATAGTCAACAGGAAAATATACACCTATTTCCCTAATAGTTATATCCTTTTTAGCCACACAAACACAGTTATAAGTTCTGCTCCAAGTCTTTGTTTCTTGGTCATACACCAATTCGCTTACACTATGACTAACTTTCTGTGCATCAGCACTTGTTAAGATTTCTGCAAGTTTATAGTCATCATAAGTTACAGGTGTTGACCCTTTTCCTGCGGTTATATATGTTTGTCCTCTACTATTGAAGGATGACCACGTATCCATTTGATAAAAATAATTAAATGGATGATTATATTGGGAAAACGGTCTAAACGGATATATTTTCCCTGTCATATCCTTAAAGGTTAAAGACTCATCACCAAAAGAAGTAAAATCATCGAGTATTTCGTTTGCGGAAACAGTTGCTGTGCACTGTGTCACCATTAAATTATCATAGTTTCTTAATAACATAATTTATTCCTCCAAACTTGCGGAACTATCAACTTGAACTGTTCCACTATTTATTTTTACTGTAACTGTATCTAACACTACAGGCGATACTACTTGTGCAACACAACTGTTAGCTTGAACGTTTGTTTGAACGTTTGTTGCAGGTGTTTTCGGTGCGTTTGCTATATCAATCGCAGTATTACCAACTGACACAAGCACATCACCCTCATAGCCTAACTTAATTGTCTTACTATCATAGGAGATAGCTACTAGTTTATTGTCTTCATAGGTACAAGAAAGTATGTGAGCTATATTATTTTTATCTAAGAGCTCAATAGTGTTATCATCCTTATAGGTAAAATCTATACTATTACTACTTATTAGATTAAGGATAGCTTGAGGCATATCTGCAGGCTTAATTAATTCTGTTGTATTATTCTTTTTACGAATGGCTTCAGCAATAAATTTATATCTATCTGCAGGAGTTTTTATCTCAGTAGAGCTCACTATCAATCACTCCTAAAGTATTAGTTATTTTTTGTTGTATTGGGTCAACATAATCTGAAGAGACACTAGAAGACGTAATACAGGAATACTTACCCCAATAATCCTCGTTAGGGTCAGAAACAATTGCAGCACGAATGCTAGAAATTCTATTTATTCTATCAGTTTCTTCTCTCTCCGCATCTTCCGCTATATCTTTTGCTATGTCTAAGTAATATTTGCCTGCAGCAATGACCATTGTAGTTTGTTTAGTTTGGTCTAAGCTTTTATCATTAGCAAATTCGCCACCATAACCCTTAACTTTGATATATACATATTCAACATCTTCAGCAATGCTATCATCTGAATTTTTAAAAACTGCCTTACCGTCCTGATCAAATGTAAGTCTTACTTCAGGGTGTTCGTAATATCTAAATTCAGTACTTTTGTCACAACCCTCGACAGTTAATTTATACGTACCATTTCCACAGCTTTTTACTTCTTGTGTAATATCTTTATATTTATCGGAAGCCTCAATAGCTATTTCAGCCACTTCAGTAAATTCATTAGTATCTGAATTATATTTATTCAATTTAAATTTAGTAAAGTCTAAAGTAGTTCCGTCTGAGAAATTTCTGTGAATGGTAACACCTATTCCGGTACCCTTACTTTCTGTAACATCCCAAGGACCATACACACATTTATGTCCACGCCAGGGTCTTACTGGAGCTTCAATAGGTTCAAGTTCATCTAGACTGCTAAACCAGTTTTCTATTTTAGAATAACCGTTTGTATCTTTATTAATAACATTATAATAATAATGTTCTAGATAGTTATTACGTACCTTGGAATTTGCATAGTGCTTATCATTAGCTGGGCATGTATGTGTAGTTTTTGTTACACAGGGGTCAACTGCTTCATATAAAGAAAAGCCATCATTATATACTTCATCAACAAAAACACAATGAGATAATTTTTTGTTAACAAGAACTTGGCCACTATTCATGCTCATAGCAGGCAGTAATTCAAAATTACTATCAAAAGTATAGCCTACATTAGTCTGTGGGTAGGGGTTGCCATTAACAAGAGTAGTAAAAGCGCTGCACACCAATCCATAGCCAGGGCCCTTGCCGTTGTCTATAAGTGTATATTTGGTTTCACCATCTTCTACTTTTTCTTCAACAATATTTTCTATCTCGCTACGTCCACTAATAATATGCTTATGTATTATTTTGACAGCCTCGCCTGTGAGCTCGTCTCTTACAGTCTCACCAGTTGTAGAGTCCTTTTCATATTCATGGTAGCAACCTCCATCATAAGCAATAGAATACGGGTCATTAAAAGCATTTAAAGCTGTCTCAGGTGATACTTCAAATCCTATATAGTGTGAGTTAATCCATCTACTCGAATAAGGAATACCATAAAAAGACCTACCTGGTCTCATTACTCTATCATCATCATTCCAATATATAGGAGCAGCAGGTACAAACTTAAAATCTTTAATTATTTTTTTGCCTAAGTCTTTTGCGCGCTTTCTTGCTGAGAAATTGTCATTACTCTTTATTATTTTATCTGTGTATATTTGAATATCATTTAAATTGTAGTCTTTTGGTAGTCTTAGTAGAGCCGCACCAACACCTGAAGGTATTACACCAAAAGAAGCACCTTTAGTAAGATTTATAATACGAGTATTATTTTCAGCGTCATAACCAGTTTGGTAAGAAATATTAAAAGTAGCTTTTGAGGGTTTAGACCTATCAATACCCTTTAAAAGTCTAGGCATACCCGGCTTAGCTAAGATTGCATAAAAACAATTTGAAGGCAATACTACACTATAGTATTTTTCAGATTCCATGCTCACTTTTGCAGGTTCTATTATTTCTCCCGTAGATTTTTTCTTTGGGTTTTTTATAAACTGTGGAGTAGTAGCTATAATATCACTTTCCCCTTGTGGGAACATATCGCTACCTAGTATAACTATATTGTCTGCTTCGTCTGAACTGACTATAGCAGCTTCACCAAATCCATCATCAGAATCTGAGTCAGAGCCTTCAGCAGTGATTCCATTTGTATCTACTATTCGATATATAAAATATCTTTGTTTGTCATAGGTACCATCTTCATCGTCTTCAAGAAGTGGGACTGTGATAAACTGGTTGCTAAGTTCAGTTAGACGATTTATTTCACCTTTGTTTGAACCATTTTCGTAATAGATATCCAAAATAAAATCAGTGTCCAGCACATAAGTATTATTAGCTTTTATACGTTTTAAAATATAAAGATACAGTTGCTTTGAGTCACCTTTTATACGAAAACCGAGGTACTTAGGGCATTTTTTTGGCTTAGAGAAACTGACTACAGAGTCAGATTTATTTGTTAAATTAATTGTACCATCTTGTTCATAAGCCTGCATGTTCGATGTAGAGCATTCAAAAACTTTAATATTGTACTCAAAGTTACTGGTACTTCCATAAGGTTCATCTATAATTTTAAAAGGGCTACTAGTGTCATTATATAGAGTAATATTTTCATAGCTTCTTCGAGGAGCATTTACTTTACCGCCTGACAGGTATCCTAAAATATAACCATTTTGAAATGCATTTTTATCCATTTATTAACCTCCTTATATAGTAGAAGCAGCTTCAGGCTGACTATCCAAATTTAATATAGCTAAGTCTATTGAGGTATCCCCAATTTTTATAAGGTCACCATTTTCATTATACTGTATATCTATTACTGTATCATCATAATTTAAACTAGTTATCTTACCTTCTTCATAGGCATAAGTCATTTTCTTCTCGTTACCAGCATTGTCTAAAAGTGTAACAGTATTATCCTCTTCATAAGATATGCTTGCATAGTCAGGTTCATTATTACTTGATGGTAATTCACCTAGATTTATCTCTGTCTCACCAAAGTACTCTAAAGCACCTGTTTCGTTATACTGAAAATCAAGAGTTTTACCATCATAAGTGATATTTACTATCTGGTCATCTGCAAGCTCTAATTTAATTTCATGACTTAAATTCTCTTCATCAATTAGCTTTAAAGTAGAATCATCAATAAATTCGATACTTTTATATTCATTGTCATCATTACCTACTATTTCAAGTATAGATGTAATAATAGTTGAAGTTTTAGCATTAGATAGAAGTACTACACCCTGGGCTTCCAGGTTTTGTACACCTTTTTGATTTAGCTGCCGAATTTTTTCACTTAGCTTCGCCATTATTCAAGACCTCCTAAAAGCTCTGCTGCTTCAGCATAGTCAGCCATTACTGTTGATTGCTGCTCTTCTAAAACTTTAATTCTCTCAGTTAAGCTTTCTATGGTCTCTTTAAGAGTTTTTACGCTATTCATACCTTCAAAGTATAGGTCTTTTTCAATTACAATATTTCCATTAGCATCTAAAGTGAAGGGTAAATTAAGTATATCATCGCTTAAAAATTTATTATCTAGTTTATGAACTATTTCTTTTGGTATTAGACTTAATGAAATATCATAGGTACCTGAGTTTCTAAAAATTAAAGTAAAGCTGTTTTCATTGATATTTGTAAGTATCAAATAGTCTTCACCAGTATCTGAGTAGCCTAAAAGCGCATTAGTAGGGTCTAAACCAAAATTGCCCGCGAAGAGACCATCTGTGTTGTTTTCTATAAGGCTTTTTTCTAAGGTTACAGTAATAGGGTCATTGTCATTTATTTTATAACTTAGACGATCACCTTCAGATGCTTTATATCCTAATATCTGTTCTAAGCTCATTTGTTTATTTTCTTCTAAGACTTCAAGAGTGTCTTGAAAAAGCAAAATAGTATCATTAAAAGCCGGAGCATACTTAATACTAAGAGTGTGAGTGCCCTCATTTATAATTGTAGGATCACTTATAATTAAGGCTATCCTACCAGTTATATCAGCTGCTATAAAAATAGGATCGCCCGTATCTGTAATATCACTATTGGCTAAATGACCATTACCTAAGTATAAGTATTTCATGTCTCCTATATATATTGAATTAAATTTACTTATTATAGGAGCATCCTCATCAATAATAATGCTATAATCATTATCAAGACCTACAGGATTACAAAAGCTAATAGATTCTGTTAAAACACCGCTGCCATCAGTATTTATTTCTATTTGTTGTTCATCCAACACAATTTCTGGCCAGTATTCATTTTCAGCATAGAAGGGCCTGTTTTTAATATAGTCAGGTTCTGTACTATTATTTTGATTATAATCTGACTGAGTATCTTTCAGTGCTTGATAAACTAGCTCTTGAGTATAGTCCTTAGAAGCATATTCTTTATACACTAGATTCATCCTTCCCGTTTAATTAATATTTTATTCTTCTTTTAATTTAGCTAAGAATTCATAAATACTCATACAAGGGATAATTCCATTGAGTTTATCTCCCATATAAGCATTTTTCATTACTTCATTATAATGCTGTGCCAGCATCTCGTCAGAAATATCTGGTTCTATATTTTTATAAACTTCGTTATAAAATCTTTTACACCATTTAAAATTAGTTTCAGCATGACTACTTGCACGTGCTACACACTCAATATAATATTCATATATATGTAACATACAGTTTACTGCCCACATAGTGATACCACCGTTGTAAGGCTTACGTTTCTTAGCTTCTTTAATTGCGTAGATCATATTTTCTACATAGCCATAGAAGCTATCTCTTTCAGAACTACCATAACTATATTGACAATCATTAGCTCTAGTGATACTATTAGGATTTTCATGCCAGTAATAAACATGTGCTGCAATAAAATTAATTTGTTCTTGGTCGCTAGAGCATAAACGAATAGTGGTATTAAAACCATTATCTTCATTAGCACGCGAGCTTTTGTGGAAACGAATTTTATAATTATCTATGAAGCTTCTACGATAAAGTTTACCAAACATCCACACTAAGTCTTGTTCGTGTGCCATAAGAATTGGCCCATCACCAGGCGCGAGACCCTCTTCATGAACTTCATCAAAAACTCCTACACAAGTATGGTATAGACCATTATTCATTTCAATACCATTACGTAGAGCTTTGAGTGCAAAAGATCCATTAAAAGTATCATCAGCATCAATAAAGGTAAGATAACCATTTGAAGTGTGGTCAATACCATATTGCCTAGCAACTCCAGGTCCGCCGTTAGTCTCATAGCGAAGTATATTAATTTTCATAATTGAATCAAAATTCTTAGCAACTTTTCTATAATTCTGATTTTTTGACGCATCATCTACAATAGTGACTTCAAGGTCCTTAACAATATCCTGACAAGCGATACTAGCTAAACATCTAAAAAGAATCTCATCAGGTACATTATAAGCCGGAATAATTACATCAATTTTATTATTATACTTTTTCATTTGCCTTTACTCCTTAATTTTATTAAGATATTTAAAAGACTAAAAATTCAAGTCTCTGTATAATTTAGCAGAAATCAAAAACATAATTAGTTTTAAGGTAAAAAAGACAGTAGACTTAGTCTACTGTCTTTTAGTGTTTACTAGTCGCCATTTGCTTCTTTTGCAGCTGCTATATTTTCTACTGGATAAATATAAATATTATATTGAGTATTATAAAAACAATTATTAGCTGTGTTATTTGACCAAGTAATAATTGCTTCTACTATTGAGGTCGTATCTGACTTTTGAAAATGATTTAATGTTGTGGAATTTGTTGGTATGTAAACATTTAGCCTATTTGCAGTATTTCGATTACCTCCAAAAAGACCAACTGCATTAGTGATATTTGGAGAATAAAAATAAGCATTTCCCCTAATATTTGTTGCATTCCAATAGGTACTATATGCATTAACAACACTTGGGCCACATACCGCAGTAGCAAGGTTTTCACATCCTACGTACGTCCATTTCATATCTGTTACTTTATCTCCACAAACAGCAGTAGTAAGATTAGTACAATACTCGTAAGTGCCTCGATTGTATATAAAATGATAGCTATTTGGATATTGGTATGTGTGATAAATTGTCCCCATGTTAACTACATTATCTCCGCACACAGGTGTTGTAATATTAAGACAGCCGAAATAGGTACCATTCATATCAGTTACATTATTTCCACATAGTGCTGTTGTAAGATTTTTGCAAGAATAATAAGTGCCTGTCATCTTTGTGACATTATTACCACAAATAGTTGTTTTTAAATTAATACAGTTAAGAAATGTATTGGTCATACTATAAACATTATCAATATTCATACTTACTGTAACCAAGTTAGAGTACTCAGAAAATCCTCCTATATCATTCAAAACAGTGTTTTGAGGCAAGTAAATATCCTGTATCTTTTTAGAAAAAGAAGATAGCTCTGTACCTGTTAAATTAACTCCATCCGGGATAATACATTTAGTCATATTAGGGTATTGTGCAAAATTTATCAATTATAAAAACCTCCTTAATTCTTTTTATAATTAAATTAAGCAGACTCTTCGAATCTAACTTTAAATTGTAAGCTATCATAATTACTACTTACACTATAGTCTTTTTTGAATTTAACATAAATAACTCCTTCTACTGGACCATAGTTAACTGTTTGAATACTTGGAGACTGCTGGCCTGAAAAACTTTTTTGTAATTTATCAGAAGTATCAGCACTATTATTTAAGCTTAGCGGTGTATTTACCTTAGATAATAAACCAAAGTCGTAAGTACCCTCAGCATAATTTATACAGTCAAAATAAACATTAAGTCCAGCAGGATTTATAATATTAACTTTACATAAAGCATAGGAGTCATGTATACCTTTATTTTTACTTTCATAGTAGCCATTAGAATTAAGTTCAAAACCATAGCTAGCATCTTCAACAGCTTCAACACTGTAAGAAACTGGAAGTTTTTCAACTACTTCTATACTAAAGGTTTTTGTATAACTAAAGTCACCAGAAGTAATAGTCAAAGATACATCAGTAGTACCTTCTATACCTAAGTCTGTAAAGTTTACTGATAGTATATCTTTTACTTTATTTATTTTAGTAGTTTCAAAGCCTGTGTATGATATTAAATCACTAGTTGTAAATGATACCGACATTGTGGTATTTGTTAAATCTTCTCCAAAATTTAGTGTAAAGAATTCTAAGGTTAAAGGCTTATTAAACACAAGTAGATAAGAATCTTTATTTTTATCTATAATGCTCTTATCAGAAGTATTAGGAACTATTTTATCCTCATATCTACTCCACTCGCTTTTGCTATCCCAAGTATCATATAGTTCTGCAGGTACTGTGATAGTACAATTAGGGCTAACACTATTGAATACTCCTGTGCTTAAGTTAGGTAGTGAAGTGCACCGTGAAAAGTCTATATTAGAGAGACTGGATGTATTATTAAAAGCTGTATAAACCTCTGTAACTGATGGTGGTATGGTTACATTATGTAAAGATAAGCAGTTTTCAAAGGTACCATAAGAAATAGAAATAACACCATTTGAGATTATTGCGTCAGTAACATTAATACAATTATAATAGGCATAGACTGAGTTTATTACCTTAGGACCAATAATAGCAGTACCGGTTAAGTTTGTACAATTATAATAAGCGTTACTCATGTACACAACATTATTTCCACAAATAGCACTAGTTAAGTGTATACAATTATAGTAAGCGCCTGCCATATCTATTACCTTATCGCCGCAAACAGGTGTAATTAAATTAGTACAACCAGAATAAGCATAAGATATATTTGTAACTTTATTACTACATGCAGCGTTAACTAGATTTGTACAACTAAGGTATGCACCAACCATTGTAGTTACATTAGGACCGCAGACCGCGTTAGCAAGGTTTGTACAGTATCCATAAGTATAGTACATATTAGTTACATTAGGACCACTCACAGCTTTTTTTAGACTGTTACACCCATTATAAGTATTTGACATATTAGTCACGTTATTATTACAGACAGCTTCTACAAGGCTTTTACAGTTAGAATAAGTACTATACAAATTAGTTACACTAGGTCCACATACTGCTTTTTTAAGGTTTGTGCAGTTGTAATATGCTCCTTGCATATGGATAACATTATTACCACATACTGCATTTACTATGTTACTACAATTCTGATAGGTAAATCGCATACTAGTAACCTTTTCATTACAAGCAGCCTCAGTAAGATTAGTACAGTAGCCATATGCGCCATCCATAGAAAGCACATTAGGACCTATAGCGGCAGCTTTCAGATTTATACAGTTACTATAAGTATAATACATGCTAATTACATTAGGTCCACATACTGCCTCTGTTAGATTATTACAGCTCACGTAAGTACCATCCATATCTCGTACATTATTCCCACAGACAGCTGTTTCTAAATTAGTACAGCCAAGATAAGTATGATTCATACTAGTTACATTAGGCCCACAAGCCGCCGCTGTTAAATTAGTGCAGTTACTATAGGTGTAATACATACTAGTAACATTAGGACCACATACGGCTTCTGCTATATTTTTACAACACTCATAAGTATAACCCATATAGGTTACTTTACGACCGCATACGGCTGTTTTTAGATTAATACAACTCTGATATGTTGAACTCATATTAGTTACATTAGGCCCACATGCAGCCGTTGTAAGATTTGAGCAGTTTTTGTAAGTTTCATACATATTCACAACATTAGGACCACACACTGAGTGTATTAAATTAGTGCAATTACAATAGGTACCTGCCATTGTAGTCACATTAGGACCACAAGCAGCAGATCTAAGATTATGGCAATTCCAATAGGTATAGTCCATGTTTTTAACATTTGGACCACATATAGCAGTTTTAATATTACAACAGTTATTGTAAGTTTTGTACATCGCTTTTACATTAGGTCCACAAGCTGCAAATACTAGATTTCTACAATTGTCATATGTATAATGCATGTTTGTAGCATTCCTACTACAAACCGCGGTTGTTAAATTTCTACAATTCTGACAGGTATAGGGCATGTTTGTAATATCATTAGATAAGGAGATAGTACGCAAATTACTCATGCCATAAAAGGTGTCATAAAAGTTAGTAGTCGTTAACCTTATTCCATCGGGAATTTCACAATGAGTGGTTTTATAATATTGTCTAAAATTTATCATTTAAGTCTCCACTCCCATGCTTACAACTTAATTAATGAATTGTTTGGAATAATCAATTCAGTACTAGATTCTCCACTTAGAGTGCCTTTCCAACCTGTTATTGTATAAGTACCATCGGCATTTGCTGAATAGTTAAAGTCTATTAACACCTCTACAGGGTCAAACTCAATAACATTGATTACTAAGATTAAATCAAAGTCAACAGGCGTCTTAGCTTTTATAACAATCTCTGTTTCACCTAAACTATCAAAAGATTCTTCTAAGTAGGAAGTTTCAAAGTCTTCTATAATTTCAGTATGACCATCGGGATGTGTAGCAGTTAAAACCATTCCAGTTGGGTCAAAGAAATCCCCGCGATAATATGTAGTTTTAGTAGGAGGTGTTGTGATTTCTACAATATCAGGTAAAGATTTAGAAACTAAATTTCCACCTTTCATTTGAATAGCATAATCATAGCCATTTTCTATGTCAGTCAGAATGACGTATGTTTGAGCAGTTCTTCCAGTAGACTCATTAGCCTTGCTGCCTACTTCGTATCGCTCACCTTTTCTAAATTCATCTATTACTTCTAGAGAGTATGTATGGTTTTCATTATAACAATAGTCTCTATATACATCAATATAATAAGGACTACTCAAAAATTTAACAAAACAAAAAGGCTCGCCAGTATTAGGCAGTGAAGTATTATAAAGATAGCCATTACCAATATAAAGTGCAGTTTGATTATATACACAACAAACTAAATTATTGTATATTTGACCATCTGCTATAACTCGATACCTTTTTAATGCATCAAAGTTATTTGCGTTATTTACAGATCGATTAGTGGTATAAGAATAGCTGAGCTCTGTTTCTGGCATTATTGTTGTAGTTTTTAATATTTCTTCTTCAATATAAAACTTTTTAGCAATAACTTCACCATTAAACCAAGCATTTCCTTCCCAATCGAGTGTATGAGCGTTAGAAGGAAGAGTTGCATCACCGTTACCTACAATATGAGCATACTTGTTCTCAGTGTCTTCAATATTATATCTACCTTGTACGTGCTGATGTCTGCCGCTCGCTATAGTATTTAATCCTTCAGTATGAGAGGCCTCTCCAATTGCCTGAGTGCTTACACCTTCAGAGTGTGCTCCATACCCGTCAGCTACAGTTGACCCGCCTTCTGCATGTGCTTGTACTCCTGAAGCTACTGAGTTGTAACCCTCAGCGTGTGAATGTGCCCCACTAGCTTTGCTGTTTACACCTTCAGCATGAGCTGCGTCACCGGTAGCTTCAGTAAGCACACCTTCTGTATGAGTAGCAACGCCTTTTGATTTAGTGCTTGCACCTTCTGCATGTGAGTTGCCACCTGTTGCTTGTGTATTTGCACCTTCAGAGTGAGCAGCTTCACCAGAAGCTGTAGTACTGACACCCTCAGAGTGGGCCCCATAATTTGTAGCATGAGTACCACTACCTTCTGAGTGAGAGTGAATACCTGTTGCTTGAGTAGTATGACCTTCTGCATGAGCAGCATCACTATTAGCAATGGTACTTACACCTTCGGTGTGTGCACCATTTCCTGATGCTTGGGTACCAATTCCTTCACTATGAGAAGCCATACCAGAAGATATAGTATTGGCACCTTGTGCATGAGCATTGCCCCCACTAGCTGTGGAATTATAGCCTTCAGCATGTGAATGGTCGCCTGAGGCAGTAGTATCTACATTTTCTGAGTGAGATGCTACTCCTGACGCAGTAGTTCTAACTCCTTCAGCATGAGCCATATAACCAGAAGGGTCAGTGTCTTCACCTTCGGCAATATATTTACCGTCGATTTTATGTACAGTTTCAACCATAGGAACAGATTCTGCTGTCAATGATATTTTATATTTTCCAGGCTCAGGGGTAGCCACTAATAATATGCCATTCTGAATTGCTATGAAATAAGGGTCTGTACAATTATTGGCTTTTAAACCAACTAGCTCTGTATTACCTGATACATAAGCTTTCATGTCATTATTATAGCTGAAAGATACAGGATATACCTTACCATTTAACTTTAATATATATTTACTACTATCTTCTGGATTAAGACCAAGAGCAAAAAAATAACAAACATTTAAAGCCAAATTACTCTCCTCCTTCCATTTCAATAAAAGAATACTCACCTTCGGGAACTATCGTCAGTGTTTCCATTTCATCAGGGTATGTTAAACTTACTTTTTGTGGTATTTTATTTTCAGGATATACCATTACAATTTCCATATCCTTAATACCATCTGGCAGGCATGCTACAAAATAATCCTCTTTTGAAGAGGTATCTATAATTAAGTACTCTAAAGTTTCTTCACTAAAACCTGCAATAAGCGGGTTTCCAAAATAGAGCATATAAGGATAATAAAAGGTTTTATCTTCATTAGCATACACATAACATGTTTTAAACAAGATTTCAGTACTAACATCATCAGTATTCCAAATATACTTATTGCCAGAGCCAATAGGTGCTTCAACTGTGCCATATTCGCACGCCGACTTAAAGCCTTCTGGAAGATCTGAGGCACTGTAAAATTCAGGTTCTATTTCAGGTATTATTACTTTTTTAATTTCATAGTCAGAATAAAATGGTCTATTTTTTATATATCCTTCGCCTTCAGGATCATTCTGATTGTAATCAGGTGTAGAGGTAGGAGCGAAGAAAGGAAGCTCATTAACTCCTGAAACACCGTCACCAATTTTTAATCTAGCTTTCTCATTATTTTCATCGGGTTTGTATACAATAATCTCTTTATCATGTGGAATAAACCCAAGGGCTTTTCGCCAGTTTGCTTCGATATCGCCTTTTGGAATAAATCGAGCATTAAACTTTTTTTCGTTCATATTATTCTCCTTTTAAATTATCAATTTCAAATTTTAGAGAATAGGCAAGTCATCTTTTCAGACTTGCCTTATACTTTTTATTTTTTTGCATCATCAAAAGCCGAAGGCCCACCAAGCGTGTTACTAATAATATTTAATATTAAGTTTAGGCTATAATAATTATCATTCCAATAAATTATAACTTCGCCTCCTTGGAGAACATCTAAACCTGTAATTTTCTCATCTACAGAATTACCTGCCCCAACTTGGAATACACTGCCTTCTCTTGGCACATTATATCTACCAACAACAAATTGAGCATTTTGGTCAGCAACAGTCCCTTGACCATTAGCGCTAGAAGCGTATCCTTCAGCAATAGTATCGATTCCAGTAGTTTGACTTAGTTCACCACTAGCAACTGTTCTAGCTCCTCCGGCGCAACTATAATTACCAAGAGCTTGAGTTTGAAGACCAGAAGAAATAGCAGCTTCTCCTTGAGCATAGGTACCAGAGCCTCCAGCAAAAGCTGAAGCACCTGCAGCCACAGACGTATAACCTTGAGCAAAGCTTTCCTCACCTGTTGCTACCGTACTATTACCAATTGCCATAGAGTGCTTACCTTGTGCGCTGCTACGCCCACAAAATGAAGCAGAATAATCTCCAGTTGCGCCGTAAGGTTGCTCTGTGGCCATTTCTACTCCTGGATTTTGATCTGCAGGAAACTTTAAATAAAATTTTCCAGTAGATGTAGGTGTAGTCATTTTTTCCATGCGTGGTTTTTGTTGAACGCTTTCTGTACCAGTTCCCATTTCTACATTAGAACTAGCTTTTTGAGCCTCTACAATACCCTCTTCCATTGTATTTAATTGAGATGCTTTTAAAGCTTGACCTGAAAAAAAACCTTGTTTTTCGTACATAATAAATCTCCTTATTGTAATTTAGTGTCGTCTAAAACAGCAACTTGACAATCTGCATCGCCACCATCGAAAATAAATAAAGTATCCCAAGATATTTCTATGCTTTCTTTAAGTTCGTCTAGTTGCTTATTTAGACTTTTTATTATATTTGCTTCTGTTTTGTACAGAGGCATGTAAAATAAATATTTAGCTTGAGTTTGACTATCACGACCAAATTCTGTGGGTAAGAATAAGTAATTACCCAGTACTCTTGGAGCTGCTACTAAGCGTTGTTCGTCATCCTGAAGACTCATGCTCGGAGTAAACTTCATGTCTAAGTTAGTCAATACAAACTCATTATTAATTCTGTCAATTCTATAGATATTTGTTTGCCAACGGCGTTCTCCCCACGTCCAAATACGCTCTCTAAGCATGTTATTAATTAGAAAAAGACAATTTTTTCCGATAATTAGGTGCCATTGACTAATGCTATTATTATCAATTTTAATTTTTGGTCCTTTTACTGGATAGGTTGCTAGTATCTTGCCTTCTGTGTTTCTTGTTATTAAATTACCTTCTTCAGTATAGGTTAAAAATTCATTACCCATTTTATAATCAAATTCTTTAAAAGGTAAATAAGAATATTTTAGACTAATATAATTAGTATGCTTAACATTAGAGATGCCTGTATAATCAGTAGCATAAGTACCCAATTCATTTGTATACCAGTGTTCTATTCCAGTATCATCTAAGTATCTATAACAATAACTCTCTGCAAAACGGTGTCCTGCGACCTCAGTAACTGTACAGAGGTTAGTACCGGTTGTATTTTTTGGAAAAAGCTGATAGTATTTAGAATTAGCATAACGAAGGTCATATGTTAAATATTTTGTACTACTGACTAAGCTATTTATATAGTCATTTTTATTAATATAAATTTTACCCGTAAATTGATTCACAGCCAGCCTTGGATGACCTGTACCATAGTCCAAGGCCTCGATACAGTCATAATTATCAGTAAATGTACAGAAGGCTGATTTTTCATCATCAAGTCCTGTAATGGTTAATATACAACCTTTTCTTATATTCGATTCTGGGATACCTATTATGTCAATGCGATCATACCAATTATATCTAGAGTAGTAAATACCATGTGTTATTTTTACTGTATCAAAACTAGACAATCTAGAAAAAAACTCTTTCCAGGTAGGTTCATATTTAGCCAAGTCATAAAAGGTTTTTATTCCTTGTGAATCAAGTTTAAATACCTTAGGTATACTGGGTAAGACGTAGAGATATCCATCATCGATAGCTGTTAATATTGGTGCACAATATTCAAAGTATCCGTAGTCGCCATCAAAAGATTGTTCTGATGCAATTAAATACTTTCCTAAAAAGTAATCTTGGTCTTCGTTAGTAAGAAGATCATTAGAAGTGTGTACTATATCGACGCTTAACTTGTTATCAAAAGAAGCATTTATTATGCTATTGCTCTTTAAGCTAAGATTTGAAAAATCTAACTTTTCAGAGATTGCTCCCCCTGTCTGATTATTTGGAGTACTAAAATAATAATCTCCTGCAATATAATCTATTTGAATATCATTTTTACTATCAGGCGCAACCAGTAATGATGGTAAATACTTATTATTTAATTTTTTATAGCTAGCTTTAGGACCTTGAATTTTTATAGAAACGGTAGTATCTTTAAAACTATCATTTAGCTGTATTATTAAAATACCGTCAGCGTTCGTAGCGTCTTCAGCGGTATAAAGCCCAGATTCCATTAAGAATTCTTTATTAAAAATATAAAAGGCGCCTAGAGGACAGGCTAGGTAATAACACTTTAATATATAACCAGCTATATTTAAAGTATTTACAATACAGCTTGCAGAGAATTGAATATCATTAATCGTAATCTTATAAGGTTTACTAAGAGTGGGATTAAAATTAACTGAGTAACTGCTTTGAGTACTACCATATTTACTTATTGAGACCTTATCATCTTCAAAAAGTATTTCGTTTGAGAAGCTAACTCTAAGCGGTAAATTTTTTATATAAGTTCCAGAGTTTATATCAGTCTCTTCAAAGTCAGGAGACTCTTGATAAATTGCTGGAATTTTTTTATATGTAGCTATCTTTGTCTCTATGGTACCGTCTATTCGGTAGCACATTCCTACAAGACCCTCTAATATAAAATAGCTAGTTCCTTCAATAGCTGATGAAGTTACAGGATCAAATCCACAATATATTAAAGGAAGGTTACTATCCCCTTCTTCAAGGCATAGTACTGGACAGCCAAGAAGGTTTTTTGAAATTTTTTCTAAGTCTTTCTCAGATACTAATTCCTTGATAGTATAATATTTTAATGGTACTTCAATTAAAATGGACTCATCTTGAGGATTTACAATTTGAAGACTGTAAGGCTTTTCACTATTAATATTTAAGGTTATGTCTGTGCTTATCCAAGGTTGTTCTGGGTCAACAGGTTCAACAAGAGGTAAGTCTGTATAAGTTATTATTTTAGAACTTTTTCCAAAGGGTTTGTTTTTTAAAAAAGCACTGCTATTTTCATCAGTGCAGTCAAAGTCTGTTTGACTAACTCTTGCGTACTCTTCATTTTGTACAATAGACTTTTTTACTTCTGTAGTAAAGTGTGTTTTTTCAATGACTACTTTTTTATAACCAGCAAGAGTAATGCCTGTTTTACCAGGAGCCGCTTCAATAGATAGGTCTTTGCGTACCCCAATTCCGTCTTGGATAAGTGCAAATCCAGAATTTCCACCTAGATGGAAGTCTCCATAGTATAAACTTTTATATCCGGCAGTAGTACCTAAACTCTCACTTTCAATTAAAGAAAGTTCATAAGCCGCTTCAGTACCTTCTAAGTCTGTAAGAATTACTTTATATGCTCTATTTTCTTCTAAGGGAATTTGATCTACTGCAGTGATAAGAAATTTTTCATTTTTGGGTATTTCAAAAGTTGAATCATGCCAAGTAATAGTTTCTTGAGTAACTACAGAGCCAACTTTATCAATAACATCAGCTAAGCCTTTTTCTACATGCTCTAAATGCTTAGCTTCAACAGGAATTTCACCTGCCTGCATTTCAGCCCAGTTTTGTTTTATATAAGACATTACATTAATACCTTCTTCCTAAATTCATGTTTCCTAATAAAGCTCTTCCAAGTAAAGAAGTGTCTTTGGGTACTATTAGGCGCCATTCAGGCTCGCCGACATTTCTATAATAGGCTTTATTAAAGACCCAATCAGTTCCTGCGGTTCTTAAATACTCTTCTTTTAGTTCTTTTATTTCATGTGTAGTTAAAAGTTTTAGCTTATCCCAAGCTATATCTTTAATTTCTGAAGAAATTGGCCAACAACCAGTAGCAAGCACTATTTTACCATCTGGTTCTAAATAAAAAGCAAAGCCGTTATTAGCTAATATTTGATCTTCTAGTTGAATTATTTGTTCTGGACTTAGAGGTTTTACATTTTGTAAAAGGCCTGCATTTGTCATTGATAAGCCTCCTTAATTTTTGTCTATATAATTTAGCAAATAAACATTAAAAAAGAAATAAGTAGGCTTAAGCCTACTTATTTCTTTTAGTTATTATCACCATTTATTCTGGTTAATGATAATTGAGTAGTATAACCACTCGCATCAATATTATCTACCTGACGAGTTACTATGTAAAGACCACTTGATAAATGTTTCTGTCCCCCTGGGAAAATAACATTAAGTCTTAAATATTGCATAAGAGTTGCGGGTCTTAATAAACCTTGTACAGTTATAGTAGCATTTATAGGGAATTGCGTTACTTTTGTCCACCAGACTTGGTCACTCGCTGTAGTAGAGTATCGGTTACTTCGTGCCATGCTAGTAGGAGCAAAAACATCTTCCCATTCGCCTTCATTATTTATGCGTCTAACATACTGTTCTGGATGATTTACATTTTGATAGTCATAGTAAATAGAGTAATTATCGTTATGTTCTATTTGGAAATTTCTAACAATAGTTGACGTATTAATACCAATATCAACTTCATAAGCTTCACTATGTTCCATTACAGTAGAGGTTTTAGTTACCTTAAAATAAGGGCCTTTTTTGCTCTTATTTCTATCAGCATTTGAAACAGTATCATCATAAAATGTTAATATATAAATATCTTTACTTAATCCTGGTGCAGAACCGGAAGGCACCATACAGCCAGCTAGATAATTGATATAATCTATTGCTGAAATATTAATTTTAGATTCTATTTCAACTTCTGCATCATCGCCTGCTATAAGAGAGTCTAAATCTGCTACTGACATACCAGTAAAAGTATTTTGAAGACTTTTATTATTTTTAAAAAGTTTTTTAATTTCATCACTGGGTTTGACTTTCTTACTGGGAGCTGGCATAGTAATGCTACCATCAGTAGAGAGCGCAGCACTTGACACTGCCTGTACTGTATATTGAATAACACTATTAGGCAAATCAAAGCTTTGGCTTATAGATGTAATTATTGCTTCTTCATTTTTATAAATATAGGCAGGGTTTTCGGCATCACCATAAGTAAAAAGAATTTTTCTAGTTTTACTAACGCTTGAAAAAACTTTTTCAAAAAAATTGGGGTCGTCCAAATGTGAAACTGGATAGTATATTTCTAATCTATAAGTATTTACTTGTCCATTAATTTTTATAATATTTAGCGAGTGCATATATTGAGGATACTGTACCTCATAGCGGTCATAAAAACCATCAGCAGAGTTGCTCCACAATTTGGTTTGATCATCAAAAATACCAAAGGTATATTCGCCTATAGTAACTTTAATCCAAGGCACTTGTACTCTAGCCTGGCTAGAGAGCAAACTTTTATATTTAGATTCGTTCATTTATTAATCCTTCCAAATTCCACACTAGAAATACTAGGAATTTTTAATACCGTATATTTTTCGCTTAAATGTATAAAAGCATCAGGAATATCATTAAAATATGCAATGACCCACCAAAACATCGGATTATTGTAGTATTTTAGAGCTAATGCTTCTAAGGTATCATTATTTTTTACTTTATGTGATACAAACTCTGTGTTATTTTTTAAGTTTGTACCAATGCCAAATACTTCTCTGCCTTCTAGGGTATCGTAGTAATAAGGTGTATTGATATATCTGCTTAGATAATTAAATGAAGCAAAATTTTTATTTATTAAAGTATCCACTTTAACCTCCTTAATAATTCATACCTTGCCTTAAGGTAGCAACAAGGCCTCTGAAAGACCCATTTTTAAAAACAGTAGATGCATCATAAGGGTCAACTTCTGAAATAGTGAAGCTTATTTCAATTCCAGCATACTTTTCATTTGAGAGTATTGGTTTACTATAAGTAACACTAACAGAAGATGATACTACACCTTTTATAAAAACTTCTGTGCCTAATCTTACTGAGACAAGGGGAGGTTCAATAGCTTTATTAGATAAGTTATACTTAGGTACAGATATAGCTTGTAGCGCTCGAATAAAACAATCTGCTCTATCTTCACCATCTCTAGGAACTACATTGCTATAAATATCTTCTTCAAACATATCTCTGTGAAATCTTAGTGTCAAGCTAATAGTTCTTGGACCTGCACTACTAAAAGTATAAACAGGAGCTGATCTGCCTAAAGCTGTTGTTGAAGAAAAATTAGATTCCATTGAGTCTGTAAGTGTATCAGGATAACAAGGAAGTCGCCAGTATTGATAGTCTTCATCTAAATGCGATATGTATATATAGCAATCAGGTAAAATACGATCAACTATACTAGGGTCTGTCATTATAGGTCACCTCTCATATATCATATAAGCCATCATAAATATCTACATTTTGAATTGTATCTACCGTAGTGGTAGTTAATGTTGAGCTATTAGGCCTTATAGGAGTAAGTTTCCAGCTTGCATACCACTTTTCTACATCTTTATCTATATAGCCTAATAAATCAAATAAATTATACTTAGCATTGTGTCCTAGCTTTGGATGCTTTCCTCTTCCTTGGTCAACCAATTCTCTATTACTTATTGTAATTGGACCTGTGTTCATCACATAATCATAGGCGATTTTTTGCATTTTAGGTTCCCAAAGTCCAGGAATACTAAAGAAATAACCATTTTGTGTCATTACTTTTTGAGCCCTTTTAATATTGTCTGGTATTTCATCTTCCGGTGTAATAACACTACCAACTAGATATTCTACTAATCGGTCTGCAAAAGGATAAGACTCTTTAGTGTTATAAGCCAACAATTGTAAACGATTGATAGGTTTAAATGGTCTGTCGTTTAAATTTGGAATAATTTGTTCTGTAATAGTTCGTTCTATTTGTTGTGTCTTTGGATTTATTTTTTCGATAATATTACGAGAAAGGTCCTCTTGAAAATTTGTTATCCATTTATTCTGCTCAAAAGACCAAGTTACCGCACTGTGACTATTTTCAGCTTTTTTTACTGCCTGTGGTTTGTACGAAAAGTCATTATAAGAAATATAATTACCTTCTAAAATAGTAATAGAGGAATCACAAGAGCTTGGAACCTTAATAAATAATTTTAAGTCAGATTCGCGTGCCAGAATATCCCATCTAGTAGCTATTGAGTCAGTCAAAAAAGCTTTTTGCGGTGTTTCTTTGCCTGGTACTCTTACCAGAGCTGTATCTTTGTAATAATTCCAAAATTGAACATCCAAACCATTATATAAAAAAGGCCGATTAAAACTAGTTTTATTTAATTTTCTATAGCTTCGCCTTATTAGGTCTGTTCCTCGTTTTGAACCATCTAACTTAGTATTATAAAAGCCGCAAAAAAGTTCTACGCCTTGGTAGCTATCAATAGCAATAGTATAGTTTGCAAAAAGTTTTACTGGAACTGCATATATTCTATAACGAGAATCATAAGAACTGAATTCAAGAGCCGGGAAGGCTTGACTTTTAATATTACCATTTTCTTCTATAGTATTAGTGGTCGTAGCATCTGCTTTAAAGTATAAATTATTAACTATTCTATTAGAAAAACAATTATACATTGACATAAGATCTATATTATAGTAGTCTCGGATGAAACGAAGATAGTCACCTAAATATTCATGTGTCTTACGGTCATAAAAATTACTATGTGATTTTAAGGTTTTAGTAAGCCCATATATAGGCTCACCTTCTACATATAGTTTCTTTGACATATGCTTCCATGAAGGAAAGTTTTTAGTAGAATTAGGCTGCCAAAAATAATTAACCAGTGAATTATTTTTTAAATAAGTAGTTCTTGACGCAAGACGCTGTTCACTTAGTGTGTCAAAAGATTCTACAACTCTAGGATCTTCGTAGCCATGTGTTTCAAAGTAGTCTGCAAATTCTTTTGTGTAAATTTTGCAGTCAGGAAGGTACGTAGAGCCTAAGAGCTGCTTCAAATATCCAGTAAATATATGTGTATTGTCAAAACTAAACATTTAATTATACCTTCCTTTTACTTAGTAAGTAACCCAACCACCCAAATCTGTTCCGGCTCCTGGATTACTTGTGATGTTTCCTGCATAACCTCCGGCACTCGAAGCAGCTCTAGCAGCTAATCGTGCAATTCCATCAACGCCTGCATTAGGATTACCACTACCATTACCGTGAGTAGTTAAGCCATAGTCTACTACTTTTACTTTAAAGGTAGCTTTACCTTGAGTAACATCACGAATTAATTCGTATATTTTTAAAGTATTTTCATTTATCATTATTATATGATTATTTTCTTGTTCTTCTTGAGCCTCAACCATTTCAGCATTTTTTGTATCTTCTGCTTCTTGTATAGTAGAATTTTTAATATCACTACCGTTAGCGTTTCCTACATAGCCAGAACTTGAGGTGCTACGTCCGCCTGCTTTAAGGCTCATAGCTGAACTAATTACTCCCGCTCCTCTAGGGGTTACTGCTAAGCCTGATCCAGTACTAATACCCATCTGGGCAAGCATGTTTGCACCACTGAAAGAATTTGCTAAACCACTAACCATTGGACCTAGATTAGCTAATATGCCTGTGCCTAAAGAAGCAACTCTCATCAGGTCAGCCACAGTAGTATTTAAGTCAACACCAAAACCATAAACGTTTACAAAAGGTAAGTCAATGCCTCCAACAGCTGAATCTAAGAGTGAAGCCATCTTATATATTAAGTAAGATACTGGATTATTTGCAACACCACTTGCTAAAGAGTACTGAGCATTTTCCCAAATATTTGTCATCATTTCACTCATACTTGTACGTTTATACATCGTGCCTGCCATATTGTTTAATTGTGCAAGCATTTGATCATAAGTTAGTGATTGACCAGCAATAACTTTGGTAGACTTTTGAGAGGCTAGATTTGTGGCAGCACGAAGATCGGATGCTTTTACTCCAAATACATTAGCTAATTGCTGCTGTACTACCTGATTACCTGAGGTAGAATCAGCAATTTTAGCTAAATAGTCTACCATCGCTTGCAGTAACTTATTAGTGTCTTCTGAAGATAAACCATCTGTTAGGATGTCGGCAATAGATAATCCTGCATTACTTGCAGACATTATTACTAAATTACCAGCTCCTCCTCCGGTGATACCTTCTAATTGACCAGATCCAATTAAGCCGAGTGCATTTGCAATGCTAGAAACAGCACTATCTGACATACCTACAGAATATAGTGAGCCCATCCATTTTTGCACTTGATACTCAATTTCTGCAGCCTGAGCACCACTTAAGAGCGCTTCCATTTCTTCTAAACTACTTTTTACGCTTTTTGCTACATTATTTAAATATTCTGTATTTTCATACATGCTATTTAAAAATGTATTTAAAGCGGACTCCATACCTAAACGCCCGGCAGTAGAGTCTTCTTGTTGAATTCTAATGAGCCTAAGAAGAGTTCCATCAGCTACATCAAAAGTTGTTGCAATTTTCTCTTGAATAGTCATTAAGAAAGCTCGTTGTTTCAAATCAAAAGAAATACCTTGACCAACAAGTTTTCGGATATTTTCAGCAAAAGTCTCTTGTTTGAAGAAAGGCGTGATAGCTCCAACACTCATCATATCTCGTGTTAGCTGTTGCCAATAAGAACCTGCAAATTTTTCATTAGCAGACCCCTGCAAACGAGTGTCAATATCTCCTTGAAATTCAGCAATTTTATCTATTTTAGCTTCTAGTTGCTTTGCTAGGTCACTTAGCATTTTAGCAGAAGCCTCTAGAGCTGCTACAATAGTATTCGTCTTACTAAAATTACCATCTTTATCTGAGGTTAATTTTTTTAGAGCTTCTACTCGTTCGGAAGTTTTTCCTTTACTTAGAGCTTCAATATCACGAGCTCTTTCTTCAGCTGCTAGTTTTGCTTTATTTTTTCTATCAGCTTCATATTCTTTTGCCTTTAACTTATCTAAATTATTTAACTCTTTTTTATATTTTGCATTAAGACGCTCAAGCTCTGCTTTATACTGCTCTTCGTCAAGCTCACCATTTTGCTCTCGTCTAATTTTATATTCAGCTTCGAGTAGCTCTTGGTCATATTTAGCTTTTAACTCTGCTATCAGTTTCGCTTCTAATTCAGCATCATTTTCTAGCGGGCGGTTTAAAGCAAACGCTTCAAGAAAATCACCAGTAGCGTCAAGCTCAGCTCCAAAACTTTTTCTTATATCTGCAGCTTTATATTGAGCATCAGCCACCGCAGCGGCTCTTTGAAGGCCTAAATCTAGTAAGCGTTTTTCTTGTGTTTCAGCTTCTAGTGCAGCCTTGTCAAGATGTCGTTTTTTAAGTGCAGCATAAGCCTCTGCAGTAGCTTGAGATTTACGTGCAGTACGTTCCTGTAAAGCTTCTTCGTACTCAGCGTCTTCTTTTAATAAGTCTTTAGAAATATTACTAATAAATTTTAGAGCAGCCTCACGCATCTTAGTTTCGGTATCTATTTCTTCTTCTGTAGGTCCTAAGTTAATAGTGTCTCCAGAAAAGTTTCTGCCTGCTCCGAAATCTTCTGTTTTTGTTTTTTTAGTTTTTGAAGAAGATGAATTTTTTTTAGCTTGTGGAGTCTTTCCTTTTTTGTACTCTGAACTATTAGCTAAACCCTCTAAAATTAAGTAGGGTTCAGGTAAATCACTTCCCCTACGAGCAATGTCTTTATTTAATCGAATATATTCTTTATGGTATGTTCTCAAGTTTCCCATACGAACTTGATGTAGTTCATTTTCTTTTTTTATAAGTTTTTCAATAATTTCAAGTTGACGTTCATCAAGTTCTTTTGCTGCAGAAATATTAGCAGTAAATCGGCTTAAAGCCTCAGGGGTTAAATTACCAGCCAATCCAGGTTTCCTCCTTATACAAGTTTAAATAAGCCTTTGTTGCATTTCTTCAAAGGCTTTCTGTGTTCCATCTTTCTTCTCATTAATGCACTCTATTAAATAGACACGTTCTTGAAAGCTTAAATTTAAAACATCAGTATAACTGGTATTTAGATTATCACTAATATACCAGCATTCTTTTACAATTTCTTTATATCTTTTCGGCCCATAGGGAGTACCATCATTAGAGGTTTGTGGGTCTAAAAAACTCGGGCCCGAAGCGAAAAAATGTAGTTACTTCTTCTCCACACTTTGGACAAGTTAGATATAAAATATTGTCCAATCCTATCTGTTTATTTAATTTGTCTATATTATTTAGAAGTTTCTGTAGGTCCATAGCAGGAAGATTTGTTATAATATTTTCTAGCTCTACTTCGGACTTCTTTTCACCATCGATAAGATCAATGTTTAGCTGTAGCTTTACTAAAGTTTCAAAATCTATTGTAGCATCTTTATATCTGCGTTTCATATCTTTAACACGTGCTTCAGCCTCTTCAATAAGTCTAGGTGATGTAAAGTTTAAAGTGACTGCCTTATTACTTCTTGGAAGTATAAAAGTTTGAAGGTCTTTAATTTTAGCTTCATCATATTCATGAACTTCAAGTAAACTAAGATCTGCAGTAGTTTCAATAAACTCGCCACAAACGGGGCAGCGTAAAGAAACTTTATAGTCTTCACCATAAGTAACTATTCTAAGTTTGTGTAATAAAAATTCATAATCGCCTAAACTCATATCATAAACATGAACTCCTGGTTTTTCAATACAGCAGCCTTCAATAATATCAGCTAAGGTTTTTAAGGGTGTACTAGAAGGTGAGAGTCTTTTCATTTCATCTCTAGCTGTCATTGAACGTAATTCAATGTTAGGATTTACATTATTTGAATATATTTTACCTTTTGAAGGCAATACGTAGCCTTCCATAATAGTATAGTCTGTCTGTCTTTCTGCCATAATTTTGTCCTTTCTTTTAAATCAATTTACTAAAGTTCTCGATTTTCAAAATAATGTTCTAAAATATATCTAATAAGAGCTGATACTGTCATATGTCTTTCTCGAGCAGTTTCTTGTAACCTCGATTTTAAGGGGATCGTAGATTCGAAAGTTTGCATAACTTTGTCACTTCGATCTAATTTACGGCGACCTATATTAATCAGTCCTTTCTTAAATTATCTAAAACATCATATAATTTAGCAAATAGATTTATTAAAAATAAAAATAAAGCTGTTCTAACGAACAGCTTTATTTTTATTTATTTTATATTAAAATTTTAATCTTTTAGATTCATTTCTGCGCGGTCATATTCAAGTTTTGCAGTAATTTGACGTTTGCCATCGCTTTCTTTGTCAAATTCACCTTCACTAACATCACTAATCCAGCAGCCATAAAGTGTCCAAGATCTTACTTGCTCAAAATCTTGTGTATATTCTATAAGAGTACAAGTTTTTTTGTAATCTTTCATACGGCCACCCTTACGAGTGTATACATTATAAGCGAGAGCCTGCCAAGCCATTATAATCGCTTTAGTATCGACACCTACAATATCGTCAATTGTAAGGTTACCAGATTGGAATTCTGGAGTACCTGCGAAAGTAACAGTATCATTACCGCGTTTATATTTTAAAACTTCAATATTGAAATGAGGTACAGGAGCCTTAACTACATTTAATTTTAAGATTTCCTGAGCTTTGGAAATCTTGTCATTAGCTGTTGCAGCGTCACGATCACCACTATATGTAGCTCTTACAATATTATCAATGTCATCAACAATTAAAGAGAAGAAACCAGTTCTTGCTGCTTCATAGTTTGCTAAGTTTGTACTTATATGCTTAGCAGATAAACCACCATCATACGCATTATTACTTGCCATTATTTAAGTCTCTCCTTTCATTTACCCAATTATTGCTGCAGTTGTTTCACCAAAAGCATCTTCTAAAGAAACTTCAAGTATAAAATCTTCAACTGCTTCAATAGGAATAATTCTAATTTTAGCTTTTAAAGTTGCTTTTTTGTCAGTAGCTACTTTTACAATTCTATAGTCTCTAATGCCTTGGTCAGCTTTCATAATTTCAAGAGTAGGTTTAATAGCATTACAGAAATTAATCCATAAGGTATCACTATTAGGATCGAAAGTAAATTTACGACAAGCTACGAATAATTTTTTCTTAATTGTTGTACAAAGCTGTCTGATATTAAGGAAATGACTTGCTACTAAGTCACCTCGGTCACCATCAGCACCTCCAAGAGGATAAGCAGTTCTATTTCCCCATAAATAATAACTGCCTCTAAAGTTAGCTATTACATTACAAGCAAATAATGGACTGCCATTACCACTACTATTTCTAGGCTCTAGTGTGTTAATAGCAACTTCTCCTAATTTTACGGAAGTGTGATCAACAACTAAATTTGATACACCACGAGTATATCCCGCAGCAGCGTACCATTCTGCATAACCTTGACCTAAAGACCTGATAAAGCAAGCTAAATAATGGAAAGCACCGGGCATTTTATTATTACCCGCCCAAACGCTGTCTCCATCATTTTCTAGACTAGTATAAAATACGCTAGGCACAGTTAATGCACAATAAGGGCCTGTAGCATCAGTCATAGATACTTTATTAATAGCCTCACAAATAAGCATTTCGGGTCTTTTACTAGAAACAGTATTTATATAAGTATTTTCATCTAACTCGATAAGAGCTATACAATCACCACGACCTGAATCTGAAGCCGGTTCATCAGCATTTCCATTACTAAGTTCTGCTGATTTATAAGCAGCAAGATTAGCAATAAGTTTATTTGCCTCATTAATAGTGTCAGTAGTAACAACTTCATTAACTAAGGAACGAGCTTTTGCAATAGAAAAACCTAAGTCATTCCAGTACTCTTCAAAGCTTTTTAAATTATTATCTTCTGTTAGATTTTGTGAAATGTACTCTTTAAATAATACATCTGTTAACTCTAATGAAGTGTCTCCTTGTGTAAGAGTTTCTAAATAAGCTTCTTCAAGAGCTGTTTCTACTAGACCCCACCAACTTTCTTTAACTTCGGCCTCAGTCTTACTTTCATCAGAATTAGCTGCAACATTCATAATATCCTTAATATCTTCTGCAGATATAATAGTACTCTCTAAGAAATACTCTTTTTTACTATCTTCTGCTGGAGAATAACTAATATATGAATATATATCCTCATCGTTAGCATTTGCAGCTATATGTGTACATGTAGCTACTTGAAGTGTGCTTGCATAGTTTGGACAAAGTGCATTACTAGCATCTTCAGAAGACTTGTTTAAAACACTATCGATGATGCTTATTAGCTTTTGTTTTGTAGCTAATTTTACACGATTATCTTCATTCATCATAAAAGCACCATCAGATTGAAGTAATCCATGAGAAACAAATCTAAAGTCATAGCTTACTTTATCTTTAAAAATTTCCCAGGTTCTTGAATTTGTTAGTTCTTCTTGACTCTTTATTGGTTTATATAATATTGAGTAGCCTAAATTTAAAAGCTCATAAGCCATCTGATTACCGTAGTTATAAGTAATAGCATTACCACCATCAAGTTCTCTTTTAGGCGCACTTAAACCAATAGTTTCTTTGAAGTCAGAAGCGGTGACAAATTCATAAACGCCATTAGAGTCCGGCTGTACTGGTCTAAGATCTGCAGGAAGCCTTTTAGATATTGGATGAGGCTCTTTAGAATTTTTATCTGTAGGTTCTTTGCCTTCGAAGCCAGTAATAAGTACAGCAAAATTAGCATAATCAGATGATATACCAGGTGCTGTTCTATCTTTTTCATTAATATTTATTCTTGGCATATTAAGTAAATTCTCCTTATTTTATTTTAATTATTGCTGAGCTAATTCTCTATACTCAGAACTCAATTAATTTAGCAAATTATTTAAAGTTATATTCAAATAAAACTTCTTCTTCTGTTGGATCAATTATTTTATCTACTGCAGTTACCTCAATACCAATAAGACGCCAACCTGGTTTATGAGGTAAACTAAATAAAAATCCGTCATGAAGTTCTAGCTGTATTGTCCAGCGATAAAATTGACCTGGAAAAATATGACTAGGTATATCACTTGTATCTGAGACTGTATCAAGTACTCGTAGATTTGCTGTATGTCTAATAAAAACTCCATTATAAGGAATATCTATTATTATTTGAGGGTTATTTATTAATTTAAATAGATATTGTCTAACGTACTCATCCCCCTCTATACGAGTTTTTGTATAAATATCTAATTGATAAGTAGTTTTTATTGGAATAACATTCATATGAACTGTTTCACCAGTTTGCTTATCGTCTTTAATAATTAATCCGTCAAAAGACCTATTTTGTTTAATAGTAGATTCTATTTCTAAATCTCTATTACGAGAAATTGTTAGTAAAGGTAATTTCAAAGGTTTATCTTTGTTATCTTCAGCATTAAGCTGTATCAATCTATTTGTTTCATCAGGACCTAGTACTCGAAGTTTTGAAGAGTCTGCTAACCAATTTTTTATCTTCGCGGTTACAGCCTCATCATAATAACTTATAGCCATTTTTAGTGCCTCCTTTGATTTAAAGCTAGCTTTAAAATCTTACTACCGCCCGTTAATCCATTACCATATGTAATTAATTGTGCTAATTTATCATCTTCAGGATCTTTAAAAAGCAATAATAAATCACCTTCAGTGTTTTCATATAAAACACCATTTATGAGAAGTTCTATACAAAGGTCTTTCAAAGATTTTTTATACTGTTGATTTAAATAAAGATTAAGGTGCTGCTCTGTTGCACCTAAAGGGTAATTTTGTATTAAAAAAAGAGCGTTAGCATAGTAGTCTATTTTATTGACTTTTTTTAATAAATTTTTTTGGCTGTTTGATTTTTTAGTAAAGAACATATTTAGCTACCTCGAGTTTTGAGTTACTTTATAGTTTTAAAACATTTCTAGAAATATAATTCAAAACTTCTGTAGTATCTAATTTTACATTGCTTAATAACTTATTAATATTTAATAAATCTTTTACAGAAATCGCTGATCTTGCATCAGCAGCAAATAATTGACTATTTTCATTTAAAAAGGCTAAAATCTTTTCATCATTGTTTTGAGCGCTTAGATATGCTAAAAGTTGATAAGCCTCTCCTGGCGTTGTAATATCTAGTTTTTCCATAACTTCATCAGTGTCCATAGAAGTACGCTCTTGAGTATTTTGCTTTGGTTCATTGCTATGTCCTAAAAGCTCTAGAAATAAACTAATATCTTCAACACTATTTAGAAGTACTTTTTCAGTACTTTTTGGAACACTTTTTATATTAATATTTAGTAAGCTGTTTAATCGAGTATTGGGGTCTCCAGCAGTAACATTATCATTTTGTAACATTATCCGCCTATTTAGACTTTGCTCTTTGATACTATAAGAAGCTTTTTTTGGTGCTAAAATTTGAGTTTGTAGTTTTAAGTAGTTATATATGTCAGCAGGCAATTTTTTATATAAATTTACATTATAAATAATATTATAATTATTAAGTTTTCTAAGCTCGCCTACGGATAAGTATTTTTTTATAATAGCATTATGAAAAGCTTTATAAGTATCTTTATTTAATAACTTAGTTTTAAGTAAGGTATTTTGTACATATTTCTGCAAAAGAAAAGCAACCATGGGGTTTAAATCAGCATCAAAGCCCCATGTTCTGAGGTCTTTTTTAAAAATATCACCTAAAGCATTTAAAAATGGGTATAGTTCTTTTGACCAAAGAGTACAAAAATAGTCATACCAAAATTCTTGGTAAATTTTTTCTTCTTCTACTTTTTCACCCGGAAGCGCCTGGTCATTTGCTTTAATACGATCGGCTAACTCTTGTCTCCAGTTTAAATCTTTCCTTAAGTTTTTATTAGCTGTAATTTCATCTGGCTTACTAGTTACTTGTTTCTCTTCTGTACGTTTACTTAGTTCTGGACTAGATTCAGTATTTTCAGAATAAGTTCCAGCTTTTCTATTTAATAAGTTTTGAAGACTGTTAATTTTAAAATTAGGTTTTATACCTACAGCTGCAGTCTCCACACTATCAGAAGTAGTTCTACTAACAATATCATTTAAGCTTGTTTTTAAAAATTTATCTGCCATTAATCATCATCTTCTCCGTCTATTAATAAGGGCATATCTACATCAAAATGGTCTGTAATAAGATGTTGTTCATCTACAGACTCGTATTCTAATGCTATTTCACAAGCAATAGATGCAGGATAAATCATAATATTTTGCATACTAATAACCCTAAAGTCTCTACCTTTACCTTGGTCTAGTCCGCTAGGAATATTAAATAGAGCTCCTACCTGTAAATTAGGTAAGTCATAAGGTACATGAATAATTGAAGACCCTTCCTGCAGCTCTGCTACCCAACCCATTTTTTTTAGAGTTTTTTGATCTGGGTGTTCTTGGAAAATACAGCCTACAATAATAGGTTCTGCATAACCTGTTCGTAAATCACCATTAGTATCATAATTCTTGTTTTCTAAGGGAGCTTTATATTTACAGTTTATACCATGAAGGGCAGTCATTTGTTTAAACCACATTCTATGTAATTTTATGTCTTTGTTTATTAATAGACCATAGTCAGCTTTATTATCTGCCATATTAGCTTCCTTTCAAGTTATAATATATTTATAAGAAATAGCTGAACTTGTTGAGTCAGCTATTTCTTTTTATATATTTAATTAAGCAATTTCAAATTCACTGGCTGTGGCTGACTGCTTTTGATAACGTTTTGATGCGGCAATAGCTTTAGCTACTTCTTCATAATAAGTATCAATTTGGTCTTGGTCTTTTTGACGATCACCATCAAAGTAAATACTTAAGTAAGCTAGTTCATCCGCGTGCTTTTCATTAGCTAAATATATAATTACTGCTCCACAGTCAGCTTTGGAACTTTCAGCTTTACCATAAGCCTCAGCTCCCTTATAGCTGGAGTATTTTTTGCTTCTATTTTTAATTGGAAGGAGTTTTGGATTATCCCATTTAGGAGCTTTTGTAATTTCCTTACCGTCTGTATAGGTATTTTCAAAACAGATAGCTAAAAAGTAATTAAACTGTAAGTTATCATCAGAATTTTCTTTTTCATAATCCTTAAGAGCATTTTCTAGAATCCAGTCGGCACAATCTACAGTACCTAAAGGTTTTTTAAGAGCGGCCCCTACTTTATCTTTAATTTTATCAAAAACACCTTCAGTCAAAGCTTCTTGAAGCTCGTCACATTTTGAACTTTGATAGCTTAAGTCATTGGAAAAAGCTTTAAAATTATCATAAACTTTTTGCATTAAATGAGGCGAATACAGATTAGCTGTAACAGCTACAGGTTCTGTTTGCCCCCAGAATTCTATATCAACAATATCTTTATCATTTTTAGAGTATCTTATAGTATAGCCTGTAAAGTCTTCATCTTCGAAAGTATCTAAAATTTTATAATTAAAACCATCAATAGCAAACTGGTCAAAAGATTCTTTACCTTCACTAAGCTCTTGCATCATAGATCTAACGACTTGGTCTGATATAGGTTTTTTAAATTCAGATGAGCCTAAAAGTTTATCAAAGTCATCAAGATTTTCTTTTGATTCGGTCAATTCTTCTGCTAGCACCTGTCCATTATTAGCTTTAAAGCTTTCTTCTTTTTCAGGTTCGATTTCATCATCTTCGATATTTAAATCTAACTCTAAATCCTCTAAGTCAAGCTCTTCACCATCTAACGCTAGGTCTTCATCTGAAGATTCTAAATCAATATCATCTTCAGTTGTACCTTGTACATCAACTTCTGTTTCATCTTCAGCTTGATAGTTTTCAGCTTCCTCTGGAGTTACTTCGCCTACTTTACCTACTAAGGTATAGCCTGTTTCATTACCACAATGCTGACAAGCCTCTCCTACATTTACAGTGGTTGGGTCAGCTTCATCTTCAACGACATCTTCTTGATTTTTATAAAAAAGTGTCATACACTGAGGACATTGCATAATCAATTTACCTACATAAGATGTTAAAAGGTCTTCAGGACTTTCTGCATCTAGGTCAACTATTTTTTCTATACGTGCAAGTTTTGCCTTAGCCACTTCTGCTTCTCTAGCTTCTTTAGCATTATTAAGGTCTTCAGTATTACTTACATCATAGTATTCTTCTATAAGAGTATCTAACTTAGTTTTATTTGAAAAAATTTCAGTTAATGCAGGACGATTAGCTTTAATACCTTCTTTATTTTGTGGAATATCTATTTCATCAAGAGCTTTAAAAGCTGCTTCAAGGTCAAATTTTGTTATAGATTCTTTCATTTAAGATTGTCTCCTTATCTAATTTTATTAATCAATTAAATATACCATATTTGAATTTAGACGTAATATTTCACGTAGTTCTTTTAATTCTGTATTACCTTCTTCTAGTAATTTTTCACCGTCTTGTGTCCAAAGAGCGTTTGACTGTGTAAAGCGAGTTCTAATTCTACCTAAAATTACTTTGGTTAGGGCAATACAATATTTAATTAAAATGTCAATCCAATAATCACTTTGAATATCTTCTACACTTTTTAGCTTTGGAATGTATTCAATAGTAATCATACCAGGTGACCCATTAGCACAACTAATATATAATTTCTTATTATGTCTATCTTCTTTAAAGGCTAAGTCTGTTGACATAGTATTTTTTATCTGATAAGTGGTCATCCAAGAGGCATAATTCATTACATAGTCATTCAGGTTATACATTGTGCCCCCGTTACTGAATATTGCAAATTGAGCCATTTGAAGAGGGTCATTTGTAACCGATAGACTAGAAGAAGAATCACCCACTCCCGCAGTTCGATAGACTTTTACAATAGAGCTGACATTCTCTTTGAAAAAATCTCCTTCTAACTCAATGCAAGAAGCAAATGGAACTGTTATCATAGTAGTTTCATCCCAAAAACGTTCAAGTTCTCGTAAACTTTTTTTAACTACTGATACAAGTGTTTCATCATCTATTTCCATGTCTAAGAGATAGCCAGTGAGTTCGAGTTTAATCTCATCTAAAATATCTTCTATTTTCATATTTTTAACTCCTTGCTAACATATCAATTAATTTAGCAAATAATATTAAGGTTTTTAAAGAAAGAGACAATTTTAAGTTAAAAAAATACAAGGCTTCTAAGTAGAAGCCTTGTATTTATATAGTTCAGTTTAATTAGTCTACAATCTTACCAGCAATAAGAAGGTTCTCGTTAAGAAGTGCTTTTGCATACCAAGTGCTGAAGCCTTGTGCAAGACCACCGTCAGGAGTACCAAGAAGCTGTGTAGGAACGATTGCCATATAAGGTGCATATACACCAGCTGAAGACATCATATCGTTACCATTGAGACCAAGGAAGAATTCACCTTTACCCATAAGAGGTGATACATAAACATTAAGACCGTCAAGTTCACCAACTTTGTAAGGACCATTCATCTTAGCATTCTTTACAGCTGTAAATCCGTTGATAAAACGAAGAACAGGAAGAATGTCAGAAGCGATTACCATGTAGTTAGGATGGAATTTCTTTGTTCTATCATAGATAATTGCTTTAGCCATTTCAACGATTTCAAGGAAACCATTATAGTGCTCAAATTTAGAAACACCAGCAGGAAGAGTTTTTGACCAAGTAAGTGCTTCAAGTTCTTTAGCGGTTGTGCCTTTAGCAGCACCGTCTTTAAGCATTTCAACAATTTCAGTATCGATTTCATAAGCAAGCTCACCACAAGCCTGTTCAGCAATCTGTTTGTCAAGTGAGAAACCATAGTCTGTTTTAGCCTGGAATGCAGTGATCTGGTCATAACGAACAGCGATTCTACGAGGCTCAGCAACAAGAGGAATGTGTTTCATTCTAGGACCGATAGCAGGAATTTCCTTAGCAGGAACATGATCCATCTGGAATCTGTCATTACCTTCACCATCGTCTACTTTGTAAGCAACTTTATCACCAGCAGCTAAATCAGTAAGGTCATCAGCATGAACAACTTCACCAGTTGCTTTCTTTGTGATTCTATATTTAGCAGTTTTTTCAGTATTTTCTTCAACATATGTAAAACCACCAGCAAGAGCAGTAGCCGCAGGAGTAAATGTACCTTCAGCTTCTTCAGCAGTAACAGTTTCAACTGCAATAGGAGCTGTAAAGTTTATACGGCTAGCAGTCATATCACCATGACCAAATACACTATTGAACATAGTTTCTTTAGCTACGATGTCGCCTTTATTTGTAAGTGATACATATTCAAGATATGCAACTGAACCGCTATAAGATGTCATAGGATGAACAATAACAAGGTCATTAGCGATAAGAGAAGGAACTGCAATATTTGTTAAGTTAAGGCAGAATTTCTTCCAAGCGCCCATATCACCACGATTAGCAGCACCAATTTCACTATTAAGTGATTCAGTAATCCAACGATTTGTGTTGTCTAAAAGAACAGCAGTTGTAAGAGCTGTGTTGCTTGACATTGTTTTGCCTTCAAAATTCTTAGCAACATAAGCTTCAGCAACTTTAAGCTGACGAGAATAAGTCTCTAAAAGATTTTGTCTCATAATTTAACCTCTTTCTAAATTTTAAAGAATTTATTTTTGTTTATTAGAACTTTGTTTATTTCTTCAATCCAGCAAGTTCTAGAAGTGAGTCATCAATTTCATAGCCATATTCTGGAGTAGCTTTTACTTTTTTATTAGTAGCTGATTCAGAAATTCTAGCAGAAGCTTTACTCATTCCACTGAAAGGAAGTCTACTGTAACTAACAGCAGAATCTAAAATTTGCTCACAAACAGCATCAACATCGGCTAAAGAATAGTTTTCATTGAGGCGGCTTGTAATTTCAGAAGGCTGAACGCCTAACATAGAAGCTTTTGATTCAACATATCTGGTAAGAGTTTCAATAAAGCGTGCTTTATAGTTCTTAGCGATCTCTGTTCTTTCTTGGAGCTTCTTAGTATATATAACGCCCTGTTTCTGAATTTTAGCTTCAAGAGCCTCAGATTGTTTGGTCAAAGAGTGAATTTGCTCAGTAAGCTGTCTTTCTTTGGTTGATTTTCTATCTATACTCTCTTTAAGCTGTTGTGTACTGTTATTAACTTTTTCTGTTAATACTTTAATTGTGTTTTCTGATTGAGCAACTTGCTCAGTTAAACTTTGAATCTGAGTTTTATATGTATTTACTTTAGAAGCAATTGCACTAGCTTTTGCAAAAGCATTTTTATAATGTTCTAGACTTTCTTGTAGTTCTTCAACCTTGGTATCACCAACTGCCTTAGTTTTACGTAAGTCATTAACTTCTTTTTCTAAAGCTTCTTTTTGACGAATTGCTTCTTTGAGACTTTCAATAACTTCATCTTCTCCGTTATCTTCGGCTGTTTCAGTAGTATCTGAATTTTCCTCAGGAGCAACTTCTTCGTCCTCAGATTTTTCCTCTGATTCTAAATTTATATCATCTGCAGGCTTATCTGAAGAATCTTCTTCTTCAGCTTCGCCGCAGTCAACACCGATTACTAGTGTATCAGTTTCCTCATCTACAAAAGAATCTAATTGTTCAATAGGATGTTCCTCACCCTCTATTACAACCGGTTCAAACTCTATTTTTGTATCAGGATCATGATCTTGTAACATTTCTATTGCATCTGCAACAGTTTCTAAATTAGTCTCTTCTGCTGTATCTTCAGTGGGTTCCTCTTCGGAGGTTTCTTCACTGGATTCAGTAGCTTCAGCTTCTTCATTTTCAGAAGGAACCTCTTCAACGCCCTCTGCAGTATCTTCAGAAGCTTCTTCTACTAAAGTTTCTTCAGCATCAGGATCCCAAGGAATGTCTTCTGCTGTTAGAAGTTTTTTAGTTTCAGTAGCTTCAACTAATTCTTCTTTAATATCAATATTTAAATTTTCTAAAGCTTGTTTCATTGTATCTTTATCCTCTTCTCTAGCAGCCTTATAAGACTCAACAAGAGCTTTTTTAAGTCTCTGGCTCTCAGAGTCTAAAGATTCGCAGATATTAAGTCTAGCTTTTCTAACAGCAGGAAGCTGAACAATATCCCAAGTTTCTAAGAAAAATGTTTCAGGGTCTACCTGGTCATTATCCAAAACATCGCCGGAACCTCTTGAACTTATACCAGGAACAAATCCATAATCAACAAGAGTCTTAAGAAGTCTACCGTTAGGAGTATCTAGAATATCTACATAAGCATATAAATCATTATCGACAATTTTAGGCACTTCTGGAATACAAGCACAAGCCTGTTTCATATCAGTTTCTTCTCTATCAGCTGGGTGTCCTAGTTCTAGAAAAAGTGCTTTTGTAGCAACTTTTTCTAGAAAAATTTCATCTACTAAAGCTTTTTCCCACAAAGGCCTATTATATAATCTACCGTTTCGAGTACTTTCTGTACAAGTGGCAATAGGTCCATAGAGTCTACCTAATATATGTCTTGATGCTTTTTCTTCTTCCGATAGTGGCTGCATTTGTAATGCTTCAAGAATTCTCTTATTTTTTATATCCATAATCGTCCTCTTTACTATCGTAATTAATAATTCTAAATAATTTAGCAGATAACATTATTAAAAATCATTAAATTATTAATTTATTAATGGTTTAATTTTACTCTGCTTCAGGATCGCTCTCAGGGTCGGTTCCTGTTTCTGACTCATCTTCAAGTTCTGAATTGGAATTAGTTTCTTCCTCATCGGAACCTGTCTCAGTGTCTTCAGGAGTTTGAGTATTGTCTACTTCACCTTCAGTGTCTATACTATCGGGTTCTACTTCTTCAACAGCTTCCTCTTTGAAGATTGTATCAAATTCTGTAAAGCAATAGTCTTCCTCAGAAGGAATACCAGTAACACTACCATAGAAGCTACCGTCTTTTTCATAAATAAGTTTATATTCACCGATTTTAGCTTCAGCTATGGTTTCAGCATCAATAAGTTTACCAGTTTTTGATGCTTTAAAAACTCTGGTTTTTCCAGCATCTTCACGATTTTCTATGATTTCATAAATTACCTTGTAACCATTCTTTAAATCCATGTTTAAGTCTCCTTATAGAATCTTATTTTAATAATTATTTACTTATTAGATTCTAACATCTAATCAATTAATTTAGCGAATATTTTTTGAAATAAAATAAAACTACCACTTAATAGTGGTAGTTTTATTTTATTTCTGTTAGTTGTTAATAATTTCGCGTCGTCCGCTAATATACTCTAATACAAGTACATCAGATTTAAGTAATCTAATTAATGTGAGACAAGGCTCAAGCAGGCCGGTATTATAATAATTATTTAAGACACGTGTAATTTCTTCTGCCCGTATCTCACGTTGAAATAATTCCTTATTGCTAGTTAGTTTATTACTATATAAAGTTATCTGAACTAGTAAACAAGCTAATGTAGTTATTACTTCCTCAGGGTCTTCAATTTCTTTTACTATATTTTTATATAAAGGAGATTTTTTCTCATTATGCTTTTTTCGAAGCATTTCATAAAAATTAGCAACTTCTATACCACGATGGTCAGCTATAAATTTTAAAACTTCTAAAGGTATTTCTTTAGCTGTAAGAAGTTTTTTCATTTGGTCATTAATACTAATTCCTCTATCTTCTAAAGATACTAGAATTGATAAACAATCATTTTTGGTAATCATATTTAATTTGTGCCTTTCTATTAATTATTTTCTGAAAAATCTTTTTCTGATTCGAGTTCAGTTGGGGAAGGAAGGTCATCTTCTAAGAGAACAAACATTTCATCATCTTCTAGTATCTGTTCTTCTGTTAAAGGTATAGTACCTTCTGCAGGCTTCCAATTTTCAAGGGTCTCTAAAGAACCTAGGTCTATGTCTTCTCCAGAGTCCGCCTCACCTTCAGGCTCTTCAGGGGGCATATCTCCAATTTCACCTTCAGCTCCTTCACCAGTCTCTTCATTATCTTCAGCCGCTTCTTCTATAGCAGCAATTTCTGCATCTATCTCAGTATAGATTTCGTCACCATAATCTAGAGAAGCAAGCAATGTTTTTAAAATTCTTAAACGTCTTGGTTTATCCTCAATATCTGTAAATAAGCTCTGTAAGCTGCTAATAGCATTAATTTTATTTGAGAGGTCTGCTCGATAGTCTATTTCTTCTTGAGTTAGAGGAGCTTTCATTTTTAGTGTAAAGTTATTTAAAAAGCTTTTTAAACCTTTATTAATCAAGAAAAGGTTAATAGCATCTGTTAGTGCCTGAATAAGTGCATTTTGAACACGTTTAACACCTTTAGCATAAACACTTGATAAAATAGTTAATGAGGTGCCTCCATTAAAACCAGCACCATCATCTGTCCAACCAAAGTACTGTTTTGGTATACCATAAGATGAATAGAACTTATTATTCCACCAATCAAGGTCAGCTAGGTTTTTAACTTCAATATCTCCACCAACAGCCTCAACTGTAATTTGACCTTGACCACCATGAGTAGCAAAATAAATATTATTTTCAATAGGACCAGGATTATTATATTCAGTCATAGAATTTCCAACATCAATAGAACTTTTTTGTTCCATCATATCTTTAACTCTGCGTAAAGTTTGTTGTACTTGCTCTTTTGGCATATCGCCAACTTCTACACCAACTTTACGAACAACGCTAGAGCGTGTAATACGATTTAATAATGCTGAGTTTTCAAGTAGTGCTTTTTCACGCCAAATTTTATATGAATCATATAAAAGTGATTTTCCACGACGAACGCTATAGGCTTGACATTTAGTATCATCATCGTGAATAAAAAGTTCTACCGTTTCAGGGAATCTTGTAAAATTATCATCAAGACAAGCATGTACAAAATCATCTGCTTGATATATATCAACGTCTGCTGACTTTAATCTAAAATTAAAAAGATTATTGGTAAGACTATCAAAAGTACCTAAGTTATCTAAATTAGATGATTTATTAGGTACTTGAATATACCCATAAGTTTTACCAAACTTAGTTAATTCAAACATTGTGGCTGGGTCATCAACCATTTCTATGTAATAACTATAAGGGTCATTTCCTGTATGTATATTTAAATTTACAGCTTCTTTAATTTCATGGGTAGTTTCAATTTTTTCACGCAAGTCTTCATTTAATACATTTCTAGCTGAATAAGCTTTATCAATATTTTCAACTTTAAATAGCTCATCTTTATAATCAGATTCTCTGAATAGTCGTAAATAAACATCACCATATTTTAATAGTGCATACGCCCAGCTATAAATATTTTTATCAGCATTCATTACATTTAAGAGATAATTTATAAACTTACTAATGTTAGGGTCAGTCGCTTCGCACCAAATAACATGGCCATTATCAGCTACGTCACAGACGTCTTCAGCATAAGTACGTAAAATAGAGGCTACAGAAGAGTCTTGTGCCATAGTATCAACTAACTGATAAATTTGATCTCTGGAGTTTGAGATTGATGTAAAATTTTCAATAGCTGCTATGTCTAGCTTTTGGCTTAATCCTGCTTCAATTATATTATCAGGTAAAGTTTTTTTAGTATCAATATCTAGCGTAGTTGTACTATCTAAAGTTGTAGGTTGAGCTTGACGACCTACAAGTGGATTGGTAGTTTGTTTATTTTTAGGCTCTTTTTTTTCTTTTGCCATAATAGTCTCCTTATATAATAATTATACCATCCATTATATCTTGGTATCTTTGATATTCTTCTTTTCGTTGGTTATCTAAAAATGAATTTACATCTGTAAATTCATTATAAATATTTGTAAGTTCCTCTTGGAAAGCTGCAATCATCTGATGCTTTCTAAATTCATCACTCTCTGCAATATTCACAGTCAATGACGCATCTAGATTTTCGCCATAATCATAAGAGTACTCTTCAGCAAATTCACTAGCCAAAAACAATGCTCCACAAACAGCATCAGATTGGTCTTTAGAAAAGTTCTGTGGGTGGTCTATATGACCATCAGAGCGTCTCTCTAAGCTTACAATTTCTTCTGTCAACAAATTGCAATCTTTATACATTTGAATATGACGTTCATAAATTGCTGATTTAAAAAAGGCATAAGGTAAACAACTACGTGTAGAATTATCTACACGGTCGACAGATAAAATTTTAGTTTTAAATCCGTCACCTTTTAATTGTTGCTGTATTTGAGCACTTTGATAAGTATCGGAAGAAATGCCTTTAATAGCAAATCCTCTATCTCGTAGCCATCGAATAAAGTTTCTATTTTTTTCAAAACTAACTTGAAATCCTTTTGGGGCTTTTACTGAAACAGAAAAAGCTAATTTAAATTCTAGTTCCTTACTTGGCTCTTCTCCTACAACCGAGGGGCGCTTACCAGTAATCCAAACTCCTGCAATACCTGTTTTGTCTCCTGTCAAAGACATATCTAAATGAATAAATAAAGGTCGTGTCAGGTCTCTAGGATTTATTCTAGACATATCAAAAAAGTTAGCATATTGTAAAAAGTCTTCAGGACTATTACCAACTTCAATAATATCTTTTGTAAATGGATTTCTATAAGTATCCGTTTTAATCTGATTAAGTCTAACACCTGAAATATATTTAGTGGTGCTTGATGTTGAAATACCTGCATTATCTGTTAATGCTAGGTCAATATTGTCTTCAAAAGCTTCACGATAGATTGGGGGCACTTTGAGCATAAAGTAGCCTTTTTCTCGGTATGCTTGAATTTCTGTTTCTGAAGCACCTACAGGTAGTAATTCATGAGCTAAAAATTTATTACCTACTGCTACATAAAAACTGCCTGGGTCATCTGGTGACCCTTTATCATTTCTAACAACCCATTGAGGTTCATCTACAATTAATGTTGTCTTACTCTCATTTTGGCGTTTCATCTCAATATAAGATTCCATAAAAGCTTGTTCGGAATCTTTGGATGATGCAATAATATTCATTGTCGGTAAATATGTACCTTTACCAAAACGAGAAATCATACGGGCATCAATTTGAGAAATCATCTTTTTTAATTTGGCTTTTTGTTTTTCAACATTATTACCGACGCCAAAGTTAACTTCATCAGAAAAGTTTGAAAATAGCGCACGACCTACAACATGTCTATTACTTGAACCAAAAATTAGTTCAATACCTTTTGGAGGTATCCACTGTGGATTTGTTCTACTAGCATTCATAGATCCTTGCTCCATAAACCAGTCAGAACTTTGTAGTAGCTGTTGCATTTTATCCCAGCCAACACCTTGAGCTGCTTCTAAAGTGACATTTAGCATTGAAAAAGTTATTTTATCAATAGGCTGGAGGCCATAGTAAGTATATGGGTCTTTTAAACATAACATTCGATACAGCAAATAAAGTTGACATACCACTGCAATAAAAGATTTACCTAAACCAATAGACCCCGTTAAAATAATAGTATTATATCTAGTTGTTAAATTATCAGGAAAAATTTCTTTAAGTTTTTCAATCCAGTATGGAAAAACAGTACATTTACGTTCACCAGTGAATTCATCTACTATCCACAAACCACGTCCTAAATAGCGCTCTTCTGTAATAAAAGTCATAATATCTACAGGTATCTCTTCAAAATCTGAATATTTTAAGTCATTTAGAATATCGGATTTACCTTCTTGTGAATATTCTTTTAAAATTTCTAAAGCTAATGCACGTTCTTCTGGAGATAGACTATTTAAGATATCTAGATTTATTTCGTTTGACATCATCAATTCGAAATCTCCTTTTACTCCTTATATTATACAATAATTTTAAAATAAGTACTATTTTAACAATTTACACTATTGGAATGTTCTTACTTTTAATGTAAGTTATTGCTTCTTCTCTTGTTGGACAAAATCTAATATAAGAACAGCTTGTAGCAGATTCTTTTTTAGTAAAGAACCCAGGATAATATTGGTTAAGCCACTCAAGTAATTTATCAATATGGCTTTCCCATTCAGCTCCGAGTGAAAAAGTCCAGTCATTCTTATCATACTTAGCAATAATATTGTCACCATAGGATAGAGTATAAATTGGCTTATTACGTGGACCAATGCGAGTCCAAGTTTGGTATGCCCAAATGCCTTCAAAAAGGGCATCAGAAAAGTGTTTTGACATAATTCTTAAGTCTCCGTTTCTTCTTGATTTTCTTTATCTTCATTAGCTTTTTTGACCTTGTCAGAAGCTTCTTCAGTCTCCTCTGTTTTTTCAGCTTCCTCAGCTTTTTTTTGCTGCTCAGCAGAAAGCTTATCTGCGTAAACAGGATTAATATTTGATCCTTTTTTGAACTTACCTCGATTTTTAGCCCAATCATTAATGATATCTATTAAGTCTTTTCCAGTCTCTAAGTCTTCATTGTCTGCGACAATATCATTTTGTTCTGCCTCATCTGCAGGCACCCCGTAAAGTTTAGGGAAGACTAGTTTTAGAAAAGCTTCTGGCTTTTTCTCGGACAAGAAATGACAGTAATTTATAATTACACTAGCAACTTTCATCATCCAATCACCATTAGCTAGAGCTAATAATATATGCTTACATCCACGTCCCTTATCATCATTAGGATTTGTAATACCTTTACCAGGACCTGGATCACTCGTAGTGTCATCTACTGAAACATTTTTAATAATATTCCAGTGTGCAAATCTGTATTTAAAGTCTGGGCACGTACATTTTACATAGACATCTGTTGAATTAAATACTTTAGTAAGCGCTTGAATAATAGTTCTAAATTCCAGCTTGTTATTATTGTTTTTTATATTTTTTTGGATTTCTGCAACAACGCCTTCAATTTTAACAGTAACTATGTACTCGTCGCTCTCACCCACTACTGGAATATTTACTTGTAAAATATCTTGTTTGAACAATAAATTCATATTTATTTCATTATAATTTTTTACTGCATTTGCTATCTTTGAATATTTTTTTCGTTCAAAACGATTTTTTCCTCGTTCTTGATTTTTATAAGCGCCAACATTTTTTGATTGAGAGATTAGCGAAACTCTTGTTGCTTCTAAAAGATTATGAGAAGCTTCTTGTTTAAGTAGTTCAGCTAAACACTGTTCTTGTAAAGTTCTAATCTTCAAATGTGCTGACATCCTTTCTAAATCGAATTACTGTATAATTTAGCAAATAATTATATAATAAAAATAAGTGCACAGATATCTGTGCACTTAAAATAATTTAAATTAAAATGTATCAGTTAGCTTGCCACGTACATTATAATATTTAGAAGGCATCTGAGTCATAGGCATTTTACTAAAATCATACTTACCACTTTCATTTGACGTTACTTCAGCTACAATAGGCAAGCTAGCTAATTTTCTTACAATAGTATTTATTTCTGAAGCCTTTAGGTTATAAATAAAGAAAGAACCATTATCTTGAATTATTGGTTGAGAACCTGCTATTTGAGTTATTTGATTATAAGCATTAACTCTCATTTGATTAGTAAGTTTTTCTGTAAGAGAAAGGCGTTTTGAAACAAGTACATTTTTAAAATCTTTTAGTTCATCAAGATAACCTTTATTGCGCAATTCTTTAAATGCTAGGTTTTCTAATGCGTATTCGCCTTTTGCAATACCCTTTTTACGTAATTGCTCGTAAATATCCTCTATTAATTTTAAAACTTTATCTTCATCTTTCAATTTATCTGCTTTAGCATCAGCAAGAACTTTTTTACATTTCTCTTCCCATTTATCAACTAGCTTTTTTAAAGCTTCTTTATCATACTCTGGAATATCTTCTTGAACAGGTTTTTTAATCCACTTGTTCTTTTTGACAGAATAAATACCATTACTAACTCTAGCACTATCCTCAGTCTCAACAAAGATTTCTATGTCAATATCATAAATTTTAATATCTAGCTGTTTATTAAATAAGCTCCTATAAGCACTATATAAAGCTGCCCCTAAGTCAGCAGGATAATCTACAGATTTAAGATTTGCCAATATGTGTAGGTCAATATCACTATCTTTAGTATAGTTATAACTAGCGTTTGAACCTATAAATAAGATGTCATCAACTTTGATTTTAATTTCTTGTTCTTTTAAGTCCGAAATAAATTCATCAACAATCTCTAACATCTTGTCTCTTACTTTATCTTTTAAAAGACCATCTTCAGTAAAAAGTTTTTTATTAAGAGTTTCGTGCTTCTCAATAGCTTCTATTAATTTAATGTTATTACCATTTTGAGCTTGGTCAATTTTAGCTGCAATATCATTAGAATATTTAGGAGGTTGCCATGCTCTTTGAGCTATATCTTTTAGGTCTTTAGAAGTGTAACCCCATAGTTTTAATGTTCTTTTTAATTGATCAATAAGTTCTTGCCAGTCAACTGCAATAGCTATAATAAAATATCTTAATGCTTCATCTATTTTTTGTTTAGGTAGTGACCAACCCTTTGCTTTCGCATTTGCAAAAGATTTTTCATATTTACTCTTACTTAATGTATAAGCAATTCCCCAAGGAGTTCTTGCAAAATTGGCTTTGTTCCAAGTATCTCGGTTGGGCTTAGTTTGAGCATTTTCATAACTAATTTTAGCTGTTAAAATTTTTTCAATTTCTTCTTTAGTTGGTTGAAGCTGGTCAACTGTAAAATTTGGTAAATTTGCCATATCAGTTCTCCTTTGTTGCTTCTATTCGTGCTGGAATTACAAATTTTAAATTACAACCATCACAACAGCGACTACCATCGCTACTGCTTGTATATGGCTCTGGATTATTTCCATAACCTTCTATAGGTTCACCACAGATACAGCAAAATTCTTCTTTGCTTTCTGTAAGGCTTTCACCAAAGACATTAAAGTCTTCAAAATCTAAGTTAAAAGCTTCATCTAGCATATTAATATCTATATTTTCTTCAAGCTCTGTTGCTCTAGTCATACGATCTGCGTATTCAGTTTCAAATTCTTTTTTAGGTGCCTTGTCTACATTTGTAAAATGCTTACGGTTTTCTTCTTTTTTAATAGACAAATCATAGTCCATAACTTTTACTTTGTTTTTGTCATAAAGAATTCCATCATCATAATAATAAATAATATCATTATTCATTAATTTAGAAACATCTTTTTCATCACCCAAATTATTTAAAGTATAAACAGAGCAGTTTGCATTACCAATGTCAATTAAAGCTTTAACTATTTCAGCTTTATTTGAACAGAAAATATTTTGAGGTCGAATATAATATCTGCGCACATAGCGTTTAGCTTCAGTAAGGCCACCAGAACTACTATTTTCTATAGAATTATCTGTTCCCATAGCTGTATTAAAATGGTTAATATTTAAATCAATATTACCTGTAGTGTAAGTTACTGAGTCATAAGGTAATTTTTTATTTTTACATTTTTTTCTTTTCTCTTCCATATTAGCCATTTAAAATATTCTCCTTATGAAATTTTTAAGTCTAAAATGATAAACTGCAGCAGCGGTGAAAGGCTAAGTCCGCCGCCACAGTCATCATATAATTTAGCAAAAATAAAATGTCTTGATTTAAATAATCAAGACATTTATAATATTTAAAGGTCACTAGCACTAAATGAAAACTGTTGTGTTCCTCCACGGCCTTTTAAGTCACGAGGTAATCTAGGAGCATTTTCACCATCGCGCCATAGGTACCAAACATAGCCGGGAACTGTATAAGATAGAGGCGGCTGATCCATAGGTTCCCACCAGCTTTCCATATCTTCATCAGTCATAATAATAACATTTGTAGCCTGCGTTTTAATAACATTTTTCACAATAGAATTCCAGCCATCAGTACTACCCATAGCACGTGCAGATTGATAGTCATTAAAAACGTCACTTGAAAAGTAATAGATGTTTATTTTTATTTGACCCTTATCTTCCATATCTGCTAAAGCTTCAACAGCCTTTTTACCTATATTTATGTCATGCATAGTCCATGAAGCAGAGCAATCAAAGTAAAAGTCTATTACTGGAATTTTTTTATCTGGAAGCTCTTCTTTACGCTGACCTTGTTTTAAAACCCCGGTGCCACTATAACGTCGATTAATAGCAGACCATGTATCATTATTTATCTCATTTGTTTGTACTTGTAAAGCAATTGCACGATACAAACTATTTAAAAACTCTTGAAATCCTTTAAATGAACTAGCTGAGCGTTGTTTATACTGTGCATTATCTTTTTCACGTGCCTTAACTTCTTGAGTTTCGGCTCGTATTTGGGCAGCGTCTTCTGCAGAGAGCTCTCGCTGGGTATCTGCACTTGTAATATCATCATTAATTTCTTTAGCTCGTAACTCTCGTTCCTCATCAGTTATATATGTAAGGTCTTTATCCCCTACTGCGTCGATAGCATCAAAGACACGATTAATTATTAAGTTAAACTCATCGTCTGAAAGATTTTTTAGTGTTTTAGCCTTCGCTTCTTGTAATTTTTCAAGGTCAGCAATAGCCGACTCAAGTTCTTTTATAAGAGAAGCTGAAACATTTCTTGCCTGAGCATTTGCTAACGCTTTTTTAGCTGCCTGTAAAGTACGTTCACGTTTAATTTTTCTAGCATCATATTTTGACTGCTTATCTGTATCATCATAAACTTTTTGTAGTTCAGTATCTAGTAAATCACTTTCATCTTCATCAAATTCATCTTCATCAAAGTCATCATCAAATTCATCATCATCAAATTCATCATCATCAAATTCATCATCAAAAGTGTCAGCAGCTTCTTCATCAGTAGTTTCTTCTCCTGACTCACCGTCCGAGTCTGCAGTTGCATCAGCTTCTTCAGAATCATCTTCAGAAGTATCTTCAGACTCAGCTGAAGTATCCGCTTCAGAGCTTGTATCACTGTCTTCGTCACTTTCAGTAGTCTCGGTGTCAGCAGCTTCCTCGTTAGGATCACTAGAACTATTATCAGTTTCTTCACCCTCACCGGTCGCTTCACTTTCAGCAGCTTCTTCAGAGCCTTCTTCTGGGCTTGTTCCTGAATCTGAACCATAGTCAGAGTCATTAGTTTCTTGAGAGCTTTCTGAATTATTTTGTTTTATTTGACTTAGAACATCATCTTCATCTTCTATTTCAATATCCAAGTCATCTTGATTCGTAGGTATATTTTTTTGTGAAGGCAATATTAAATTAGGATCCATTTCTACAGTTTCAGTTTCGTCACTGCCACCAGCTCCACCCATGCCTCCAAGGTTTCCAGCCGGCTGTCTTGAAGCTAAAATTGCCTGAAGGGCTTCAATAGCTCCCTGCTTAGCCTCTGGATTAGTTAAGTCTATACCAAGAGACTTTAAAATATCTTGTGCATCCATTAGTTAGCCGCCTTTCATTTACTTAATTCATCTATTAGTTGACTTAGAGTATTATCATCATATTTGCTATTGTCAAGTTTTGTTATTACTTGATTCCAAGCATCAGTATATTCTTTTGAATGTGTTTTTTTCTTTATACTGAATTTTTTAGGATTATAATTTATATTACCACAAAGATTTTTTAAAATATCTGTTGCAAGTAATTTATCTTCTGGTGTATATAAAGTACAAATAATTTCACCAGTATTCGGATTAATTAAATCAAACTCTTTTTGAGGTCCAGTATTAGCTACATCTGCAATTAAATCGGACATTTTTTCTTGGTCCTCGTCAGAAGTAAAGTCTTTAAAAGTATCATAAACTGTCTTAATTAACTTCTTAAATACTGGTGCAAAATCTTTAAAAGTTTTTGATTTCATAAAAATATCTATTGGACATTTAATCCCGGAAGGTCGCATTACATCATTATATTTTTTAATTAAACCTGCACCCTGAGCTTTTAAAGCGTCTATATCTGAATAAAGAGTACCATCTTTAGTAGGCACCCAAGCAGGATTACTTCTAATTTCACTGTTAATTTGAATTAGCTCTTTGGACATTTCTTCATACATCTGCTCAAGTGACATATTTGCCCAAGCCTGTCGATGCTCTTCTGTGATTAAGCCACTAATTACTTGACCATTTAGTTGCATTGTAGCAACAATTTTTTTATCTGCTTGTGTATATCTTTTATTAGAAATTTCAAAGTCTTCAAGGAAATTCAAAAGTTCATGAAGACTTGCACTGTAACTTATATGTTCATAAGCTTCATCAGGATTTTGTGCATGTAGTTTTTTAAATACATACATAAGTCTGACTTGGTGCATCATTAAATTATGGGCTAATTCGTGTCTTAATAAAACATCAAGCTGATTAAATACACCCTGTCCACTACCTAAAAAGCCATCACTTATATATACTGTAGCCTCATCAAAAGAAATTGCAGCAGTAAAATCTGGGTGTGTTTTAGAGTCCACAATGTTAAAATCTAATTTCCAGAAACGTTCTGCATATTTTCTATGTCCTCTATCTATTAAAAGCTGACAGAGAGCTTTTTTTGTACGGCGCTCTCTGTCAGTCATAAAGTGTTTAGTAACAGCAGAAGATTCTAGCAAAGCTTTGTTTATGTACATAGCTAATCTCCTTCATTTTTTCTTACTGATTTATTAATTAAATTAGAGCGAAAAATCAAAGTTTTTTATACGATTAATAGCTTCTGATGCTGAAACCTTAGCAGCTTTACCTGCATCACTTGTAGTATCTCCAAATAAATCAGAATCTGACTCTTCTCCATCTGCGCCAAATACTGAATCAAAATCACCATCACTTGTACCAGCGTTAGATGTCTCGGTTTCATTATTATCTGAATCTCCGTTATCTGCATTAGCACCAGGAGCTACAATAACGGGCTCAGTATAAGAATCTAAAATATCGTGAATCATATTTCTGTCTTTTTCTAAGAACTTAGAATACTTATCTACCCAAGCTAAAAATTTCTTTTTATCATAACCGTGAGCCATTAATGCATCTGTAATAGCACGCTGATTTAGCATTTTTGCTTTATCATTAAAAAGGTCGAGCAAGTCATCTCTTGAGTCAAACTCAAATCTATAATCATTAAATAAAGCATTAGCCAAAGCTAAGATCTTAGAATAACGAACATAAAAGAAATTATAATTTTCATCATTAGGATCTAGATTCTTTATTTGTTTTTTTACATAGAAATTAATATAGTTACTTGCGTCTATTACCTTAGAGTCCCAGTCAAGAGTGTCTACAAAACGAGACATTTCTGCATCATTTAAATCCATTGCACCAGGGTCAGTTGGTACTGATGGGTTAATACAAGCTACTGTAAAGAGTAGATTATCAAAATGTCTAAAACCGTCATCACCAGGACCATCAACTACGTGCTCATTAATAAGTGAAAGAAGAACTGCACGTAGCTTTGGTGCCGCTCTATTAAATTCGTCAAGGAATAGCACTGATTTAGGTTTATCTAAGCCATCAAGAGACTTAGAGTATGAACGGGTAACTTTATGTACTTGATTTCCATTTTCGTCAGTCTCTACCGTATCAACAGGGAAACCATTTAAGATAGCTCCTAAATCATCATTTTTTGCATTTAGATAGAAAAGATTAACACCTCTATCTTTTGCCCATTGTTTTGTAATACCAGTTTTGCCAGAACCAGGAAGACCTGTAATTAATAAGTCTACACCATCATTTGTTCCGGCAGTATGAGCTGCCATTGCATTAGCTAAGCAATCGTCTAATTTGTCAGTTAACTCACTTGGAACGTCTAAAGGTGCCCAAGCAGCTGAGTCAAGGCCTTTTGCATGAGTCTTGATCTCTTTTGCTACCGTAGCTGCCTTTTCATCTGAGTAAGTTTCTTTTCCTTCAGAAGCCTCTTCTGCTGCATCTTGGACCGCATCGGCGATGTCAGCCTCTGATGCAGCTTCTACGTTGTCAATAGCAATTTCACTGTCTTCAGTTTTTTTAGCTTCTGTTTCTGTAGATTCAACATTTTCAATATCTTTATCTTCGGTTAAAATATTTTCAGTTATTTTCATTAAGATTTGCCTCCTTTATTAGCCTCGTCTCATCCAAGTATGAAGTTCTTTTAATTCTTCTTGAGAATCCTTTTCAGTAGCTTTTTCCCAGCTAAAAGGTCTTTCTAAAGATTCTTCTACATCTATATTTTCAGTTAGTGCCTCATTTAGGGTTTTAGCACTAACAGCACAAATGCCGAATTCAGTTCCTACTAAGAAATAGCCATTAGGGTCAGCCTTATTTTTTACAACTCTAAGATTTGAAACATTACTTGGTACTCTATTACTATTTAAAACTTTATTTAAGAAAGTAGTTGCGTCATTAGGGTCATCAAAATAACAAGTACAATCAGTATAGCCATTTCCACTGCTAACAAAGATTTTATTTGTACTGCCTTCAGCACCACTTGCATTTAAAGGCTTAATAAATACTACAGGAGTATTCTTAGATTGAGGATTATCACCTATAATTTTATATATAAAAGAGCCGTCTGCAGTAACTTTTTGACCGGGAGTGCCTGCACCACCATAAGGGTCTTTTAGGTCTCTAACATTACCTGATTGAGGACCAGATTGTTTATAGTTATTTTTAGGTGGCTGGCCGGGTGCTTTACTTGTACCTGAACTGGAAGTACTTCTAGAGCTTGATTTTTTATTAGGTATTGCAGAAATATACTGACCATAAGCATAAACTGCATTTCCAAGAGTTGATTTTTTAAACTCATCAATCTCATAAGGAGTTCTTAAAGTATCGTCCCAGTATATTTGTAATAACTGTGCTATATAAACGATATATTTAGCAACCATTTCTGGCTTAATTTGTTTATAAGTAGCTCTAGTACTTGGGTCTAAATTTGAATTAAATCTGTAATGTGAGACTCTATAAATATCTTGATCTATATTATTAAAATCTCTGTTTACGAGTTCATCGCAGATAGCTTTAGCACTCTGTACATAATCTGTTGTATAATGTCTGGTATATACAGGTCTGACTGTATCTGTTCTTAATCCAGCTACATAGGTAAGATCGTGGAACCAAGCTTTGGCAGCTGCACGAGCGGCTGGAGTTGTAAGAATTTGAGCCATTTATTTATCTCCTTTATCAAGTTTAATTTGATTTTTAATCAATTAATTTAGCAATTAAAAACTAATTTATTATTAAATTATTAATTAATTCCTATTATACCATTACATTTAGGATAGTTAGAACAGCCATAAAACAGCTTTCCAAAACGGCTTCTTCTCATTACCATACTACTATTACATTTAGGACAAATTTTTTCAGTAGCTTCTGAAGTTAACCCTACTTCGTCAGTGTTATCGATTACATTTTTTAAATTTTTATAAAAATTTGACATGTAGTCTAGATAATCAACTTTACCATTAGCAATATCATCTAGAGTTTTTTCCATTTCTTTTGTATAATTTAAGTTTATTAAACTAGGAAAAGCTCTATTACAATATTCAGCCAGCTGAATACCACGGTCAGTTGGTGTAATTTTTTTCTCTTCTAACGTAGCATAGCCTCTTGTAGGACTTAATATAGTTTCTACAATGGTAGCATAGGTAGAGGGTCGACCAATTTCTCGTTGTTGCAACTCTTTTACTAGACTTGCCTCAGTATATCTTGCTTTAGGCTGAGTAAATTTTTTAAGTATTTCTAACTCAGAGTTTTCTAGAACTTCTCCAACAATAAAAGTTTCTGTAAAGTTTAATTTTTGATTATCATCGAATTCGTAAGCTGCCTTATAGCCGGCATTAGTAAGCTCATTTGAACTTAAAGAAAATTTATGACCATTATTATCAATAATATAGGCTGTTTCAGAGATAATAGCATCTGCCATCGCTGAGGCTACAGTTCTTTGCCAAATTAACTTATAAACTTTTATAAGTAAATTATTACTAAGATGTTTTTCAAGTTCTTCAGGAGTCATTTTTAAATCAACCACTCTAATTGCTTCATGGCCGTCTTGGTCTGTTGCTTTTTTCTTATTTTTTCTAGGCCCTTTATATTCGTTCTTACCAAAAGTGTTTTTGATAAACTGTTCTAACTCTGGAAGGAATTCAGGTGCAAATTCAGTAGAGTCTGATCGATGATAAGTTATTAAGCCAACATGTTCCCCATTAATGTCAATACCTTCAAAGAGTTTTTGAGCACAGGTCATAGCATTTTTTACGCTTAAGCCTAGTTTATTTGCAGCTTCTTGTTGAAAACTAGCAGTACAAAATGGTGGTTTGGGAGATTCTTTATGATTTATTTTTTTAATCTCTTCAATTACATAAGGAGTATTTTTACAGTTAACCACTACAGCATCTACATCAGCTTGTTTTGTAAATTTATTAATTAATTCATCTTTATAGCCTACATATTTTGCTTTAAATTCTTGATTATTTTTTACAAAATTCAAATATAAATTAAAATACATTTCAGGAATAAAGTTCTGAATTTCAGTTTCTCTGTCTGTTATCAGCTTAAGCCCGACAGACTGACATCTTCCGATAGATTTTGCTCCGATATATTTTTTTCCAAGAGGGGATAGGCCAAAGCCAATTAGCTTATCTGACATCATTCTAGACAATCCAGCATTAACTAGATTATTATTAAACGGCACAGGATTTTCTAAAGCAGCAATAACAGCTTTAGGAGTTATTTCATGTGTAATTGCACGAAAACAAATTTTTTCAGGGAGTTTACAAAATTTAATTAAGCTCCAAGAAATTACTTCTCCCTCACGATCACCATCAGTCATAATAAAAATTTTATCTGAATTTTTTGCATGAAGTTTTATGTTATCTACAACTTTTTTCTTACCTTCAGCAATTTCTAAGTTCATTTTAAAATTTTGTTCTGGAAATATTCCAGAATTATAAGCACTGCCGCCATTGCCTAAAGCCATTATGTGACCCACAGAAGCTACTACCACTGCTTTAGTATATCCAGCTTTTTTTAAAATGGCTGATATTGTTTTTACTTTGTTGGGAGATTCACAAATTACTAATATTTTATCTGTCTTACTTAGAGTCATTTAAGTTTTCTCCTATTTCGGGTTCTAGCGCTTCACTTAATAGCTGTCGAATTAAGGCTGAAATGCTAGTAGACCTTTTAAAGGCTTCTACTCGTAGAGCCTCTCTTAGCTCATCAGGTATTTCTAAACTAATCATTTTTTTAGCCATAACAGGTCTCCTTTATTTATGGTGTTTTTTACAAATACGTCGAACGTACTTGTTAAATTCTGCTTTTTGAACTGCTTGTTCAGCTTTATTCATGTTTAAGACTGTTTTATTTGCAGCTTTTCTTGCTTTAGCTCTTTTTTGAGCGGCATCCTCAGACTCAATAACTGCAATACGACCATTAATTACTCCTTCAGTGAAAGCTAATTCTTGGTAGCTTTTGGACAAAGATTCATCTTCTTTTATGCCTGCTTTTAATGCCTCTAACCTGGAAGGTAAAAAAGTTTCTTTATAAAATGAAATAATTTCAGGTAGATCTGAATCTTCAATTTTACCGTCTAATTCTATGTCAGACACCATGCCTAATTCACTTGGAGGTACTCCATCGAGAAGCTGTGCCTGCTGGTCAAAAAGACTCGCGGCAATACCAAGTAATTTATTATCCTCATATTTAAAATCCTCATTATAATAAACTACCGTAATTTCATTAGGTCTTCCTATAACTATTTCTTTTCCAGGCATAGAGGTACAGCTTTCAACTGCAATATTTAGCCCAGTTTTTTTAGTTATAATTGGGTTGATGAATGTTTTTATCTGGTCATTAAAACGCAAGCAAAAGATTCTTTTATTAATACCAATTTGCGGAGCTGACAATGCAATAATGCTTTCGTCAGATGCCATTATTTCTTTTATTTTAGAAATAATTTCTAGGCCCTCTTCAGTTTTAGCACCTTCATCTGTTAAAAAAGTTAAAGGTTCAGAAGGAGACATAAGGTCTTCTACATTTGTGATAATTTTACACATTTAATTAAACTCACTTTCTTATAATTTTAGCTAATACGCTACTATATTATACGACAATAGCTATTAATTTATTAATTTGATAATTTAATAAAAGAATGCCAGGAACTCCCAGCATTCTTTTATTACTTAAGGTCTTCTAGATTTTTTAAAGCAGCTTTAAAATGTTTAAGAGCATCAAAGTTTTCTTTTTGTATTGAATCTTCATCAGCACCTAAATTTTTAAAGGTATCTAAAAGGATTCTATTTTGCTGAATATAATTTGGTTTTTTGCTAGGCTTATTCGGCATACTGAGTAAATACATTATATAAGTTATTCGATGATAATTTTCTTCAAGTTTTAAGACTGTTTCTTGTGCTTCTTGTAACTGCTCTTCTGTAATATAGCCATTTTTTAATGCTTCAGAAAAATCTTCTAAATTTTGTTTTTCTTCTAAGTACTGAGCTAGCACTGTGAAATAATAATTTCTGATGTCTTTTATTGCCATTCTTACACCTCTGAAATATTTTCAAAACATTGTTGAATCTGTGGAAAAGCTTGCCAAGCTTCAAACTCGGTTATTTCTTCTATGGAATCTATTTCTTTTTTAAAGTCATTAATAAATTTATCAATTTCTTTAAAAACTAAATTTTCCTTATAGTCAATTTTTTTATAATTAACTGAAAAATCATTTAATAATATATCGGTATCAGGATAAATAGGTCCAAATTTAATAATTGAAGTTTTTCCAAAAATTGTTTTAGTAATAATATAAAAATCAAGTAAATTAGTATTAGTACAACGTAAAGCAGTATTTCCCATATCAACAATATCTATTGACTGATCAAAAGTTCTTTTAACTGAAAATTCAAAGACCATTATTAGAGACCTCCTATTTTTAAATAGTAATCTTCTTTATTGAAATCAGCTATTAAAAATAAATTATAATTGACATTATCCTCTTCAAGTTCAAAATAATTTGTAATTTTTACTGTTGATCTATTTGAATTCGTTCCAAAAGATGGAAATTCTGTATTTATAGCATTTTTACTTAGTTTAGTATAAACACGTGCATAATCATTACTATCTTCCAATTGGATTACATAAAATTGATTATCATAAGTACCGGTGTCATCTATATCTAATCTGTCTAATATCTTTTTTACTACATTATTGGCCATCAGTATCACCATCCTTAGGCTCATCAGTTTCTACTAGCGGTATATCAGAATCATCTATATCATTAATCTGTGAAGCTGCTGTAGCATTAATACTTTCTAAAAGCCCTAACACAGCAGATTTAACTCGTTCTCGAGAATCTCTACTTAAAGAATTTGTTGTATCTCCTATATTTACTTCATTGGTTTGTTGATTAACCTGAATTAAAGGTCGTTCACCTGAACCTGAAACTTGTTTTTGTCCGCGTTCTATTAAGTCTTGTACTATTTTTAAACCATCAAATAGTTCTTTGTTTGATATTTCATCAGGTCTTTTTGTAAATCTAGTTAGTGCTTGGTCTGTAATAGTATCAAGTAAATCACTTAACTTATTAACTCGAATCATAGTTTTTTTGTTTTGATTTAAGTTAAATAAATGAGTAAGGTCACTTGCTTTACTTTCATCAGTTTCAGCAATAATTTGATTTAGAAGCGCTAGAGATTCTTCATTCAAATCTGGTGCCTTAACTACTAAGTCAGCTGGCTCAGTAGAGATAAGACCACTTTCATCTTGAAGTATTGTTTCATCTGGCATATTAAAGTACCTCTTCACAGATTGCTAAAAGTTTATCTGCAAAAGCCTGCTCTAATGCTAATTCCAAAGGGTCTTGTTCAGTGGTTAAAGCTTCTTTAATCGCTGTTTTTAGATTCTTTCCTGGAATAAACTTACATTGCATATCAGATAAATTTATACTTAAAGCACCAATACCGATGTTAATTGTAACTTGGGTTTCTCCTCTACGTTTTGCATCACAAATAATACTACCTATACATAAACAAGCTTTATCAGTAAGTTCATTAGTTACTTTAGTAGAAATTTTTAATAGTGTTCCTATGTCATTAACAATATTAATTTGATT